ATGACCACGTCCCTCGGCGCGAAGATCAAGCGCCACCGGCAGGAAAAGGGATATTCCCTCGACAAGCTCGCCGAGCTGACCGACTCCAGCAAGAGCTACCTCTGGGAACTCGAGAACCGCGATACGCGAAAACCGTCGGGCGAGAAGCTGACCCGCATCGCCCAAGCTCTGGAGGTCACGACCGATTACCTGCTCGATGACAGCGAGGAGCCCAGCGACGAGGTTCTGAAAGAGGCCTTCTTCCGCAAGTTCAGCAGGCTCGACCCCGAAGACCAACAGAAAATCAACCAGATGATCGACATGTGGGGGAAGAAGGATTGAGCCTGCCGACGACGCCGAAGGGGTGGGCTATCCGCCTGACGCAGATCCTGTCCGTGCATCAGGCGGTGCACGGGCTGCCGCGGTTCCCCATCGATGTGGCCGCGCTCGCGCAGGATTTCTCGCGTCAGGTCTTTCCAGACGCGCCGATCACGATGGTGCAAGGGCTGAAGCTCTCCAAAGGCGTCGAAGGCATGCTGATGCCGCATCCCAGCGGCTCCGGCGAGTGGGGCATTGTCTACAACGAGACCATCCGGTCGTCGGGGCGGCGCAACTTCACGCTGGCGCATGAGCTGGGGCACTACCTCCTGCATCGGCAGGCCAACCCGCGCGGCCTCCAGTGCACCAGCCGCAACATGGCCGATTGGGATGAGGCCCGGAACAGGATCGAGGCGGAGGCGAACACATTCGCCTCCTACCTGCTGATGCCCCTCGACGATTTCCGCTCTCAGATCAAAGGCCGGATCGTCGACATCGACGTGATGACCGAGCTCGCGGATCGCTATGCCGTGTCGCTGACCGCCGCGATCCTGAAATGGATGACCATCACCGACAAGCGCGCGATGATCGTGGTCGGCAAGGAAGGATTCATCGATTGGGCCTGGTCCAGCGAACCGCTGTTGAAGTCCGGGGTTTTCTACAGGGCACGGCAAGAGGTAATCGAATTGCCGCCAGCCTCGCTTGCCGCGCAAGAGGTGGACGGAGATGAAGGGCGCTATGGCTGCCACCATCCGGGCGGCATCTGGCTCGGCTCTGAACCGGTCCATGAGATGACCCTGTTCTCGCCCAGTAATGACCAGATGACGATCTCGCTGCTGCTATACCCCGACCGCGCCCCATCCCGATGGGAGATGGCCGATCTGGAGGAAGAGCCAGTCCTCGACAGCTTCGACAAGTTCATGGACGGCCGGACGGGTTGATTCGCCACAGCCACTCGAGTGAGAGAAGAGCGCAGGGACGTTTCCGCTACGCAGATTTTCGCCACGGCGCGCAGCGACCGCATACGACCGTAACAAACTGATTTACTTGATATTTTTCTGATTTCGCGACACATTTCGCCTATCACAACAGTCGCGAAAACCCGCCATGTCCATTCCCTCCGAAGACCCGGTTTCCGGGCCCAATCCTCTATGCCCTGAACGCATGTCCCCTGATGCTCGGCTTGCCGAGCTGGGGCGCATCCTCGCCGCAGGCGTCATTCGCCTGAATGCCGGGAAGTCCAGTTCTTTATCGCCCGCCGACGGAGACAGTTCCGTCGACTACTCGCCCCGAAAGAGCGGTGGTCGTCGCAGGAAACGCATCCGCATCGGAGGAATTGATGAAGCATCACAGTAAGATAACGCCGCCAAAGCCCGGGCAGGACGCGCGCCTGGACCAGAGCGTCCTGTCGCGCATCGCCGCGCTCAAGGCCATGTCGGTGAAAGAGCTGAAGACCGAATGGGAACGGCTCCTCGGCAGCGCCGCACCGAACAACAGCCGCGCATTTCTTGAGGCCCGCATCGCCTATCGCCTGCAGGAACTGACCTATGGCGGCCCCGACCACGAGACCCGCCGCATGCTGGACCTGCTCGCCGACGAGGTCGAGGGCGTCTCCCGCCGCAAGAACCAGATCGCAGATCCCCGCAATCCGGTGGCAGGCACCCGGCTGATCCGGGAATGGAACGGGGTCGAGCACACCATCACCGTGCTGAAGGACGGTTTTGAGTGGCAGGGCCGCAAGTACAAATCGCTCTCCGGCATCGCGCGGGAAATCACCGGCGTGCGCTGGAACGGCTATCGCTTCTTCGGGCTGCAGGTCCGACCGCGGGAGGTTTGACCATGGACATGAACACGCGCCCCGGCCGCCGTCTGCGCTGCGCCATCTACACCCGCAAGTCGAGCGAGGAAGGGCTCGACATGGAGTTCAACAGCCTCGACGCCCAGCGGGAGGCTTGCGAGGCCTATATCGCCAGCCAGAAATCCGAGGGCTGGGTCGCCACGCGCGACCGCTATGACGACGGCGGCTTTTCGGGCGGCAACCTGGACCGGCCTGGGTTGAAACAGCTGCTGGCGGACATCGACGACGGGCTGATTGACGTGGTGGTGGTCTACAAGATTGACCGCCTAAGCCGCGCTCTGATGGATTTCTCGAAGCTCGTCGAGGTTTTCGACCGCAACGGCGTCACCTTCGTCTCGGTCACGCAGTCCTTCAACACAACCACGTCCATGGGACGGCTGACGCTGAATATCCTGCTCAGCTTCGCCCAGTTCGAGCGCGAGGTCATCGGCGAACGCATCCGCGACAAGGTTGCCGCCTCGCGCAAGCGCGGGATCTGGATGGGGGGCTATGTGCCGCTCGGCTACGATGTGCAGGACCGCAAGCTGGTGATCAACGAGACTGAGGCCGCCTCTGTGCGCCGGATCTTCGACCGGTTCGTCGAACTCGGCTCGGCCACGATGCTGGCGAAGGAGCTGCGGCGGGAGGGGTTTCGCAGTAAGCAGGGCACGCTGATCGACAAGGGTTACCTTTATCGGGTGCTCCGCAATCGCGTCTATCGCGGCGACGCCGTCCACAAGGGCAAGGCCTATCCCGGCGAACACGACGCCATCGTCACCGACAAGGTTTGGGATCAGGTCGATGCGATCCTGCAGGGCAACCGCCACGCGCGGTCCAGCAACAGCCGCATGCAGACGCCCGCGCCGCTGAAGGGCCTGATCTTCACCGACACCGGCGCGGCCATGACCCCGACCGCGACCAAGAAACGCGGCAAGCTCTACCGCTATTACGTCTCGATGGACGTGATCAAGAACCGCACGACGGAGGATGACAGCGGCGGCGATCAAGCACCGACCCGCTTGCCTGCGGGCATGGTCGAGGACGCCATCGTCACCGAGGTCCGGCGCATCCTGCAGACACCCGAGGTGGTCACGCAGGTGCTGGCGGCGTTGAAGCGCGATCAGGTATCCGAGGCCGAGGCCATCGCGGCGCTGCATGATTTCAACACCCTCTGGGCGCAGCTGTTTCCGCTCGAGCAGGCGCGGATCATCCAGCTTCTGGTCCGGCGCGTCACTGTCACCGCCGCCGGGCTCGAGGTCGACATCCGGCGCGAAGGCGTCGCAGGCGTCATCCGCGAGATGATCGCCCCACGCGACATGGAGGCCGCCGAATGACCCGAAACAATGACACGATCCGCGTGCTGATCCCCCTGAAGCTGCGTAAGAAGAACGGGCGGCCGAAAATCATGCCGCCCGCCGATTACAGCCCGAGCGAGGATCAGACGCAGGACCCGCACATCCTGCGCGCCATCGGCCGGGCATGGGGCTGGCGGCGGCGCATGGAGGCAGGTGAGTTCGCCACGATCCAGGAACTGGCCGAGGCCGTCGGTCTGGCCGAGCGCCACGTCAGCCGCCAGCTGCGCCTCGCCTATCTGGCACCAGAGGTCCTCAAACGCCTGACCTGCGGACGCGAGGCGTCGGCGGTCAGCCTCTATGACCTGTGTTTTCTGAACGGGGAGACATGGCAGGAGCAGACTGAGCGGGCGTTTTGTCATGGTGCGTAGCACCCAGCCCATTCCTCTCAATGCAGTGAACACCCTCGTTCTGAGCTGGTGACTGCTGCCGGAGGACAAGTCGCAACTGGATTGCCTTGAGGACACAAATGATGAACAATCAAGGGAGCCGCGTGCGCGGCGTTTGCTTCCTGCGAAATCTTGACGTAAACGCGTGACAGGCTTCCAAACGGAAATCCGTCTGAGGGAGCCGTGATCTTCTATACTTTGGGTTGTCTGCTATGGACGATAGAAACATTCGCCTGCATTTTGAAGGCCCAAAGACAATAGGGCACACCGTACCAGCACAGGTTATGGTGCGCGCCTTGGAAAACATTCAGCAAATCGTTTATCTCTTGGCAAAGCAAGAACGTGGAAACGTTATGAAGCAGCGCGCAAGGGTTTCACGGGAGATTGAAAAGACTTTCGCGATAATCTGCCAAGTCCCCGAGAACGGTGGATATGCGCTGCCGCAGGAGATTGGCGATCCTTCCGACGATTTCTTCAACGAAGACGAAATAAAATCAGTCGCGCATAAATTCAGAGTTCTCAGCGAGGCGATTGAGGCAGAGGATTCCGCGAAGGTTAGCCAAATCGTCCCCGACCACATCTATCGATCTGCGATCCTGAAACGATACAAGGCTGCTCAGCCGCCTAAGAGATCGGGTCTTGTGCTTTCCATTGAGGACTACAGGCACAATCGGCTTTTCGGCGGGAAGAACGCGCTTGATAAGATCGAACGAATTGAATCATCGGGTAAGGTTCATGAGTTTGGAGAAACCCCCGGTTACCTGACCGGGACGCTCGTGAAGATGGATTTTGTCCAAAGGTCACTATCTCTCAAACTATTGAGTGGAAATACGGTCCAAGCCGTTTACCAGGATGATTTCGAGCCGACGCTACTGGAGAATGCCAGGGGCCTAATCCAGATTCATGGGAACATTCAGTATAATGAAAAGAATGATCCAACGCTGATTTCTGATGTTGACGACGTCACCGAACTCGACCTCTCTCCGATTGCGATCAAGCAGTTTGAGGTCGCTGGAAGCGTCATATCGGTCGTTCCTCCGCTAAACTTCGAGATCGAGCTCGATGAGGATAGCGGCATGCTTTCATCCTCGAGTGATTTCGAGATTTTGGTTTGTGCAGAAACAAGGCCTGCACTTGAAGACGAAATCGACGAAGCGCTTCGAATGCTTTGGCTTGAGTACGCCCAAGAGAATGACGATGCGCTGTCACCTAAGGCTATTGAGCTTGCAAATAATTTACGAGCGCGATTTTCAATGGACAGTGAGTAGTTGCCATGCAGAGAGATGACGTTGAATCGGCACTTCTGCGCAAGGGCTTCCAGAAGAACAATACCGATCACTCGTACTATCAATTCTTTGATAAGAACGGGAAGAAGACGATTGTAAATACGAAGACATCTTTTGGCTCAAGATATAAGACGTTAGGGTCGCCGCTTGTGGCTCAGATGGCGCGACAGTGCAAACTTACAAAGGCGCAGTTTCAGCAGCTGGTCGAATGCACGTTAAGTCACGAGAACTATGAGAAAATTCTAAACGACGGCGGTCACATTTAGAAGTTTGTGTCGATGCGCGGCTATCGATGCACTGGCCAATCCCTGATGTCCCGATCATCCGCTGTGTGCTTCAATGAAAACTCGCCTGAAAGGACGTCGCGGTCAGCGAGACATGCGCTTCCAGCGGCGGGTGCAGCTCGAACGCCTTCGGCTCGCGGGCGAAGTTCCAGAGCCGGAACAAAGACCATTCCGAGCGTCGCTCCTCGGCCACGGCCAGCTCGTTGCGGCTGATATGAAAAGGCGTGCGCTCCCAGCCATTCGTCGTCTTCACCTCGATCAGGCGCGGACGGCCGTCCGGCGCGAAACTGGCAATGTCGTAGCCGGCGCCATCGCCATCTTCCTCCGACACCCACCTGACCTTGCGCGCAAGATCGTCGCGGCCCGCTGATTTCAGGGCTGCCCGTTCGTGCGCCAGGACGCGTTCCTCACCGGCACGGCCGAGGGCGCGGTTTCGCTCGTCTCGCGCCGCGACATCGAATTTGCGGGCGATGTGCAGCATCTTTTCAAGCTCCTGCGGCGGCGGCTGGTTCGACAACGTGGGCGGCGGCCCGATCCAGATCGGCCGCACCTCCGCAAGGCCTGTCGTCGCTCTGATGCCCGAATAGCGGCCGAGCCATGCCGGGTTCAGCGCCAACCAGCGCGCCACGGCATCCACCAGCGTCATCTGGAAATTGAAGGCGGGCTTGTAGCCCGGGATCCAGTCCTCACCCAGCCCCTTCAGCACGGCGCTGATGTTCTGGTGCTTGAACTCGACCGATCCCTCGGACCGATCATTCAACAACGGCAGAAGCGCCCGTCGATGCTCGGCCTTGTTATAGGGGCGACCAGAGACGTCATCGGCCAGCATCGCGAAGTAATCCGCGACGATCAGGTCGTTCTCTTGATCTGTCCAGGCCCCGTTCGACATCGCGCCAGGCTAGGGGCGGAAACTGCGTTTGTCATCAGAGACTTCGCGCAAAACTCCCAAGACATACCAACGACCACGCCGCCCGTGTCGCGCCTCTGACTTCATCGAAACAAGCCGGATCCAGCGAAACACGGGCGCAACGCGATCCTGTCAGTTCACTGAAATATATGGGGATTTTTAACCCGTCTCGCCGAGAGCGCAGGGCGGGTGGAAAGAGACGGTGGGCGTTCGGAGACCGATATCGCGCGGCAGGCCAGTCTCCGAAGGGCGGATGGTCCCTGCAAACCCCTTTGGCACATAAAGAAAAAGGCCCCGCGAGGGACCTGTTTTCGGGTTTGCAATGTGCAAATGGCGGAGACGAAGGGATTCGAACCCTCGAGGCGGTTTCCCGCCTGCACCCTTAGCAGGGGTGTGCCTTCGACCACTCGGCCACGTCTCCGCCGCCCCGTATATGGGTCAAGCGCCAAGGAAACAAGGGGTTTTTAGATTGATCGTGCAGCACTGGCGGCAAGCTGCGTTTTCCCGGATTTTCGCGGAACTTCCCGAGAACTGCACGTGATTCTCGTGCAAAATCCGTGCAAGGCGTTCTGGGGTTGTTCACTGCGGCGGGCAGCCCGCTCAGCCGCTCGGCCGAGACCGCTGCCACGGGTCCAGCGGCTTGGGATACCGTGTCACATGCGGATGGTGGGCCGCGCAGCCCTTGCACACCGCTCTACCGCAGAACGCCCAGTAATCGATGCCCTCGGGCAAGTCCTGAGGATAGAACGTCTGATCGCGTTTGCACCGCCAGCATGTGACGACGACGTGTGTGGTGCCGGGCTCGAATAGCAGTTCTGTCATGGCGATTCCCTTCCGCCGCCACGAGAACATAAAGTGAACTATGGAGTCCAGATGCCCGGTGATCACGCTGCGGCCGGGATCCGTCCCGCCTCGTTCGAGCCGAGGCGAGACGGTGAACTGTTGTGCCGTATCCGTTAGCTTGCAGGCTTCAACAACCTAAGTCGCAAGGAAGAGCAACGGTTATTTCTTGGAGGGTTGCTTGGCCTCATTCACGGCGGTTACCGCAAGCGCAGTCAGTTTTGCGTTCGCAGCTTTTTCCTCGTCCAGGATGGATGTAAGCAACGTGTGCGCCTCGTCATGACCCAGAACCTTGGCCCATTCGCGCAACGTGCCGTAACGCGCGATCTCGTAGTGTTCGACCGCTTGGGCTGCTCCGATCAGCGCCACATCCAAAGCATGGCCCGAAGCCTCTTCAATCAGGCCATCGGTCTCCTTCAGCAAGCCGTCCATGGCGTCGCATTTTTCGCCTTTGGCTTCCTGCCCGATTGACTTGAAGACCGCCTCCAGGGTCTTAATGTGCCCTTTGGTTTCCTTGAGATGGCCGTCAATTGCCGTCTTTAGCTCAGCGTTGTTTACGGATTTAGAAACCTTCGGCAGGGACTTGGAAAGGGCGTTTTCTGCCCAGTAGATATCCTGCAAAGTATGCTCGAACGCGTCCTGCAGCGTTTTCATCAGACAGTTCCTCCACAAAACTCACCGCTTGGCGCGGTACGGCACGGTAACGTCCTAATGCATGGGCAGTTCCAGAAACGACGCACGGGCAAGGCATGGTGATGATGGACCGCTCCCGGCGCGGTTGGCAGCGCCGCCACCATGCAAAAAGGCCCCGCCCCGGCGAACCGAAGCGGAGCGCAGGTCAGCTGTGGCGCTGATCAGACCGCTCTTCAGCGTCGAGCTTCGCCACCATGGCATCAAATATGCTCTCAGCTTCGTCGTCCGTCAGCTTCTCGAACTTCTGTCCCTCAGTCTTCCGGTATTCCGGGTCATGTAGCTCTGGAACGAATTTTTGCCCCATCTCTTCACCCTCCACCTGACTGATGTGGGGAGGCTAGCATGGGGACAGATGGATGCCGAATCCTGACAGGCACACCGGCAGATTCCCGCCGATCTTCGTCACGACACGCGAACGTCGTGAGCTATCCGCGATTTACAAAGCATAGCGCGGCACCCCCATCGCCTGCGCCGTGATCACCGCCGCCGCCGCGAAGGCGGCGCCGACCGCTAGGCCGGTGACCAGGGACGCGGCCAGCGCGGCCTCATAAGGCCCGTGCACTACCTCACCCCCCATCTGGCGAAGATCGCGCCGGAGAGGCCTGCGGCCGCGACCGCGGCGGCGATCACCGCCTCGACGTTGATGGTCAGCATATGCGAGGCGGCGTCATAGCTGACGCCCCAGCCGCCCAGCAGGCCGGCCAGCATGGTGAGCAGCGGCGACAGGACATAGATCGCCATGCGGACGAATACGGAATTCATGGATCAGTTCTCCTTGAGAAGGGCGGGCCAGGTCTTGGGCCCGATGATGCCGTCCTGCTTGAGGCCGGCGGATTTCTGGAAAGCGATGGTGGAGGTGCGGGTGTTGGCGCCGAAGATCCCGTCCACCCCGCGAGGATCGAAGCCGAGCGTGGTCAGGCGCTGCTGGGCGTGGCGCACGGCATCGCCGCGGCTGCCCAGGCCGATCTTCGGATAGGCCGGCGCGAGCGTGTCGGGGATCCCCTGCCATTTCTTGAACGCTGCGGCGAGCTTGGTGTGATAGCCATGGGTCGCGTATCCTGGGCCGTTGTAGCCGCGGGCGAATGCCGACCAATCATGCCGGCGCAGTTCATCGTCCAGGCCCTCGGAGATGATGAAGCTGATCATCGCCTCTAGTTGGGCGACCTCGCTGTGGCAGAATGCCTCGACCATGTCGCCGGGCGTCGCAAAGCCCGCAGCCTTGTGATTGCCGCCGAGGATCTGGCCCAGGCCCCAGCTGGCCGAGCGCAGCGCCGCATTGGTGTCGACCTTCATGGCCAGCGCCAGGCGCGGGTAGCTGTCCTTGGGATAGGGCGCGCTGCCCCACCGCTGATAGGCCAGGCCCGAAGCCTCGGCCGTGGCGCGCTTCTGCCCCGGCCCCAGCTCGCGCCAGAACACATGCGGCTCGAAGAGCATCTTCGACCGGCCCTGGCCGTCGAAGCCGCCGCCGGAGGTCTCGACCTCGATCACGGCGCGGATTTCATCCTCGCCAGCGCCGATCAGCCGCGCCGTGCGCGCCACGTCGATATCGGTGAGCCGCGTGGCGCGGCCCTTGAACCCTGCTGGGATCATGCGTTTCTCCAATGAAAAAGCCCCGCGCGAGGCAAGGCGATGGGTGGGATGTTCCACGTTCATTCGCGAAATGGTCCCGGTTCTGAACTGACCGGTTCGGGAACGATCTGGGTCTGTTCCCGGATGTTCTCGCTGGCAGCTTTCCGCCAGCGCATGTTTTTGTGATGCAACTGCCGCTGGGGCCAAAGCTATATTGCTCTGTGAATTCTACGGAGCACGAACGATGAAACTGGCACCGATGCTGCTGACCGCCTTGACCGTTGCCACCTTTGGTTCGGCCCCGGCCGTCGCCGATCCTGGACGGGGGCATGGCAAAGGCGGGCCCGCGCGTCATCACGACGACCGCGGCCACAGGGACAGCCACCGCGCGCCGGTCCGCTATGTGACCGATTGCCCGCCCGGCCTCGCCAAGAAGAACCCGCCCTGCATTCCGCCCGGTCAGGTCGGCAAACGTTACGGCACCCGCGTCGGCGATACGCTACGCATCGGCGATTACCTGTTGATCCGCGATCTGGACCGGTACGGCCTGGAGCAGCGCCGAGGGTGGAAGTACTACCGGGACGATGGCCGGATTTACCGCGTCGACAGCAGCACCCGGAAGATCCTCGCAGTGCTGAACCTGATCGACGCCTTCGCGAACTGAGCGGGGTTCCCAAAGGACTCGATCCGGTGATCAGCCTGGAAGCGGCTCCGGTTCGGGCAACGGATCTCCGACCAGCGAGGAACTGTATTCGACCGCCCCGCCCATGCCGGCGCACTCATGGGCAAGAAGCGTGTCCCAAGCCATCTGGTCGACGGTCTCGTCGCCCGCACGCACGAACGGGCAACGCTCCTGGGTCAGGAAGCTGTAGACCAGATAGGACATTCCGCGCGGATAGGGGCTGTCCGGCCGCGCCAGGTGCAGCCCGTCCGAATAGATCGCGTCGCCGTATTCGGCACGCATCGCCGCCACAAACGGGAAGGCGGGGATGATCCATACCCGCTGCCCAGTGTGCAGCTCCAGCCATTGCCGCAAGCCCTGTGAGAAGCCCGTGGCATTGGCATGGAGATCATCGCGACCCTGCGGCGGCCAGATGTCCTGGATGATCAACTCGGCACCACGGGCGGAAGCGTCCAGCGCGTCCCAGTATGCCTGCTGGAGGGTGTTCCTGCCTTCTGTGCTGTCGAAGGCCGGAAAGCCGGGGCCGGTCGGATCGGTGAATTCGGAAACGATCACCGCGTCATAGGCCGAGTTGCGCAGGTGGCCGTTCAGCGCCCGGACATCCTGCAGCGAGCCATAGCTGACGTAGTCGGACAGCGCCGTGCCGGGCCAGTCGGTATCCAGCACACCGCCAAAGGGCCATGCTTCCTCCCCCGCAGGCGCACCATAGGCGGTCTGCACAAAGCTGTGCCCGGCGAACAGGATGGTGGCGCTGGGGCTGGTGGCGCGTCGAGGATGTCGTGGGCCACCCGCCGACGCGGCAACGCCTTGCGAGAACCCTATGCCGATGCCCAATCCGATCCGCATCAAACCCAACCCGTGATGTCGGCGGCCGTTGTCCCGGTGGCCAGAATGCGATCCGCGCCAAGCGCATAGGTTCCAGGCGGCAGCGTGGCGGTCACATAGCTCTCGCCATCAGTGCCGCGCCAAGCCAATGTGCCGGCCGTACCGAGGGTCACGGCGCGGATGGCCTCGGGGAGATCCGCGTCATCGCTGGGGGTCACGACATGGGAGCCGAGCGCTGGCGCATTGGCCCCGTGCAAGAAGGTGCTGAACCTGTTTGCCATTTTTTACCTCATGAGGATGTGCCGATCGACGGCAGAAAGGGAAACGGGACAAAAGTCCTGGAGCTTGGAAGGCCGCGATTGCCGTGCTGGAGAGACGCGCAGCCGAGCTGGGCGTTACGGTGCCTTCCGATTGACCCACCAGCGCTCCAGCGCCGCGCAGATACCTCGGGGGCCGAGGTAGGACAGCACCGCGATCAGCGCCACGGTCTGCGGGTCAGTCAGTTCCAGGTATTCGCCGGCGCCGTCACCGATCAGCGCCATCCCGATGGCCATCGGAAGCTCCCAGATCATGAACAGCCCGAAGGCCGGGCGGCGGCGGGCCCTGACCTCACCGGCATGCCACATCAGACGGCCCACGACGGCAGCAACCATGGCCGTCCCTGCCCCGCCGATCAGTTTCTGCATGGCCTCGATCAGGCCGGGTTCAGGCGGGGTATCCATCGTCTCTCCGCTTGCCAAAGAAGAAGCCCCGCCTGGGCGGGGCTGTTGAGATGCTGGGGGAATGCCTTCGGTTTTCAGGTAATGCCGAACAGCGTTTCCAGCCGCTGGCAATCCTCCGTCAACTCATCAACCCCCATTGCCCTGTCGTAGAACCGGGCTTCGCGCAGCAGGAAGTTACCCGCCCCGCCAGCCGAGAGCCCTCGACCGAGAATGTCGCAGCCGAAGATCGGGTGGCGAATTTCAGTCACCTCGGGGTATGCGGCAGCGCGGGTATGCAGTGTGTCACCCGTCTTGTAGACGTAGCTGGGGCCGACCGAACTGATGGAGGCGCCGATGACTTTCCACGCATCGGGGTTGCCGGTCGGAACGTAAACGCCAGTCGCCCCCGAAGCGAAAACCGCGACACGCGGGTTCGTCACCCCATCGGCATCAGCAACGGGTCGAATGGCGGGCGATCCGCCCGGCGTGTCGCCCGGTTCCAAAATCCGAAGGTTGGATGAGGTCGGGCCATAGGCACGGATGCGGATGGTGAGGATGATCGTGCATTGCCCGGTGTTGATGTTGACTCGGCCTTCCGTTGTCAGCGAACGGTCCCCGCTGAAATCCAGGACGCCCAGGTTATCCGGCCCGCCGTTCCAAACGAATTCGGGGCGCAGGCTGTCGTTGATCACCTGGTCGAAGTTCCTGGCTGCGTAGGGTGCCCTGCCTCGGGCCATGACAGCCGGGCGAACCCCAGGTGACGCGCCAGTCAACCGGCCAGGATCGAGGATGATCAGCGCATCCTTGTCGTAGATGTTGGGCCGCGTCAGCGGGATCGGGCCAGTGATCGCCTTCTGGCCGAAAAATGCGACGGTATCGGGCATCGGCTTAGCTCTCCGTGCGATAGAGGTTGTTGTTGATCAGATGGCGGCGAAATTCCTGCGCCGCGAGATAGCGCCCGAGCGCGTTGAAGTGGCCCGCGTCGCGCGACAGCGACGGGCAACGGTTGCCCGCGGCCTGTTGCGCCAGATCTTCCGTGGTCGGGCCAGCGAAGCCGGGGGCGAGGCCGTTCAGAATATCGGACGGGATTGCCGCGGCATCGGTCCACACCTGCGCCCCGAGGAAATAGGCGTTCATATCCCAGACCAACGGCCCCCATTTGGCGATCATGGCAGCATTGCCACTGGCGAACTTTGCTCGGTTCGGGTTTTCGGGGGCCCAATCCATATCGCACATGTCCGTCCAGATCGAAAAGCGAAGATCCCGAGCATCGAGATAGTTCACGATGGCTTCGCGCCGCTCAAAGATATGCTCCCAGGTCGATCCGCCCGGCGCGTCGTTCCAGCCGGTATGGATGACAAAGAAGCGGTCCCGCAGGGTCGGGCCGAGAATGGGAATGAACGGCGTGTTCGGGCTCATCGCGACAACGCTTCCCGACTCTGTCCGCGTAAATTGCAATGATCCGTCCGCGGCCGACCATGCCAGGGTGCCGCGAACATTCCCCAGCCAGCCGTCATAGGCTTTCAACTGGTTGTTGCCGGTCATGTTGGTCGTCGTGACCAGGACCGAGCCGGAGGCCGGGACGGAACCGCCTGTGACCGTGATGAGCGCCGGGATAGCACCCAGGCGCGCGGCCGTGTGCATCGAACGCTCTCCGCTTTTGCAGTCGTTCGTCACCTCTTCGACCTCGACCCCGCCGTAAGCCGGCACAAGACCGTCGAACGCACCGGCGATTTCCGTCCGCATTTCCCAGGGCGTGGAGGATCCGATGACGGCGATTTTGGTCAGATCGGACCTGGCCCGTGCGAAGGTCACTTCGGCGGATCGGTCGTAGAACGGCGAGTCGAGCTCTTGAGAGGCCGAGCCCGGATCGGAAATGCGATCGCTGAGATTGTCCCAGATTTCGTCATAGACCCAAGCCGGCCAGCCGCCATCGCTCTCTTGTGCCCAGCCCGGCATCACATAGTTGCCGTCCCTGTCGTGCTGGCTGAAAATCAGCCCCGATCCTTGGACTTCGCGGATCACGCCGCTCGGCGGCAGATCAGGCATGCGGCTGCTGGTATCGGCCCAGATCTCGTCATAGATCCAGGCGGGCCAGCCACCGTCGCTTTCCTGCGCCCAGCCCGGCATGATGAAGTTGCCGTTCGCGTCATGCTGGCTGAAAATATACTCGCCGCCGACTTCACGGATCACGCCGCTCGGCGGAAGCTCGGGGAGCATGGGTTCGACCCTGGTCCAGATCTCGTCGTAGATCCAGGAAGGCCAACCGCCATCGCTCTCCTGCGCCCAGCCCGGCATCACGTAGTTGCCGTTTCGGTCCACCGAGGCCAGAATATATCCGCTCATGTCTGCCACAGGGCGGATCATGGAGGAACGGGCGGAAACCTCATTGTCCAGCAATTCTCGGCGCGGCAATCTCAACGCCACGCCCCAACTAGGTTGCGTCTCGAACAGAGGATCGTCGGCGGCGTTACTGAAACTGCGCACCGCAAGATACTCGCCCTCAATCGTCGTGATGAGATTGAGCGAACCGGGCAGGTTGGCCTGGCCGAAGTTTACGGCGGCAGTGCGCGAAGTGAAGGTTTTCCCGGTATTGGAGAGGGCCGCTGGCAGACCGCTGATGTCCCCAAAGCGCACGGATTCCGACAGTCGGACTTCCTTCCTGTCAGGAGCGTTCCAGAAAATATAGCCTAGAAAACGCTGACCTTCGGAGAGATCGTTCGCCGCAAGTGTGCCTCCATTGCGAGCGCGGATCGTAAACTCCATACCGCCGATGCTGATGATCGGATCGGGCCCGGTGTTCGCAAACGGGCAGCGGAACCGCAGCATCTGGCCTGCCGAGAGCGAGATGTGCGTCTGCGCTGCAGGGATGCTCGCCATGATCAACTGGCCGGTGGACGCTTCCGTGTCGGTTTGGAGCGCGAGGACATCGCCCTGATTGTCGGCGTTGCGGCGAGCGATCATTTCAGCGGAAAGGTCAGCGGCCGAAACGCCCGTGGTAGGAACTGTGCCGCCGACGAACAGCAGCAGCCTGGACTTGTCGAGGATGCTCACGGCGTCACCTCCCTGACGATATGAATGGTGCCGGATTGCGTTCTGCTGATGCGGACGCCGCTGGTTACTTTCACGTCAACCCAATGCGCTCCGAGCGGCAGCTGCGCGCTGAGGCCGGCGGACATCGAGATTTCCAGCATGCCCTTGACCGCATCGCTGACATGGACGGTGAGCGGCCGCGTGATGCCATCCGGGCCGCGCATGGCGGCCGAGACCGTCATGCCGGTCAGGTCCACCGGCCGGCCGAATTCATCGATCCACTGGCCGCCGATGTTGATCGTGTCGCCCCGTTTCCAGGTCGCCTCCGATCTGGCATCCCGCGGGATCTCGACCGCGACCAGGTCCATCAGCGTGAACGGTCCCGCCGCGCCGGTCGGAACCACATCGGGCAGCATGGTGGTCACCAGCCGGTTTTCGGCCTCCGACCAATGCTCGACCGTCACGGTGTAGGGCACGCCGCCGGCGCGCCCGACCAGCTCGACATCGATCATGCCGGCGCCGCTGATCGGCGCCACCACCGGGCCGCCGGAAATCGTGGTCGCGCCGACGATCCCGCCGTTCTTCGGCCGAAAGATCACCCGGCCATGCGCCGGGATCGTCCCGTCCGGCAACCGGACGGGGCCAGCGATCTGTGTCGCCATGTCTGCCCTCTTCAGATGATGGTGATCGTGACCGGGCCGCTGCGCGGGCCGGCAATGCCCGAGCCGTTCAGCGGCTCGATCCAGTAGCTGTGATCGCCGACGCCTGGCGCCGGATCGCTCCATTCGTCGGCCAGGTTCGGCGCGCCGTATTCGGTGCCGACATGCACCGCGTCGTCAAACGACGTGCTGTTCGTCGCGCGCCAGATCCGCGCGGCGGCATAGACCGGGTCGTTCGGCGGGATGAAGGCCAGGCCAACGGATGAGCCCGCCGCCGCCCCGGTGAAATGCTGCATCGCCGCCGGCGGCACGCTGTTGGCCACGGCGCGCAGGACCAGCGGCGCCTCGGGCACCCATGCGCTGACCCGGTTGCCGCCCGTGCGGTTGCGGATCTGCGCCTCGTAATCCTGCCCGTCGACCAGGGCGGACAGCACCTGCGTCGATTGCCCGGCGCCGACATCGATCATCTGCCAGTCGGCGATGCCGGCGCCGGGCGAGCGGAACCGCAGCTGCTGACGCAGATCCTCGGGCTGGGCCGGCCAGACATATTCGATCATGGCCACGCCGCCCGTTCCCTCGATCACCGAGCCGGAGAGCGAGCCCGGCGCCGTCACGATCCGATCCTCGGAAATCGTCGCCCGCAGCGTCCTGGGCGGCTCCAGCGCCAACGCGTCGGGATCGAAATCCCCCGGATCGACCGAGGCGGCTTCGATGGAAAAGGTGTGCGATCCGGCGTTGCGGCTCAGCATCGCCACCTCGACCACGCAGTCAATCCCGGCTTCGGCATGCCGGATGCGCAAGAACCGCTCGCCGATGCAGTCGTAGCCGATCACCTTCAGTGTGCCGCTGACCTGCCATTCCGGCTGCGCCGCCTTCGCCCAACGCCAGATGATGCGCCAGGCCTGGTTGTGGCTGTCGACGCCGTTGCATTCCTCTTCCGACCGATCCCCGAGCGGGTTGAGAACGACCGCGCCGCTGACCTCGCCGCTCCAGTCGCGGGCGGGCTCGACATAGCGCAGCGCATAGCTGCCGACCTCGTCCGGGCCCGTGGCCTTGTGCCGGATCGACAGCGAAAGGAAATCCTCGTCCGTCAGGGTCAACGTGGGGGCGGAATAGGCCCCGACCTTGAAGCCGAGCTTCCCGTCCGGCCGCTCGTAGAACCAGGCATCGCAGCACATCATCAGATGCGCCCGCACCTGCTCCCAGGTCATGTCGCTGCGCAGCACCGTATTGATGGTCCAGCGCCGCTGGGTGCCGCCGTCCCGGTTTGTCACCAGCTGGTCGGATATATCCGCCTCGGCCGCCACCTCGTCCCAGTCCACCTCCTTGCCGAACCAGGTCGCGACATCGGCGATGACCAGCGCCGCATTGTTCGACCAGCTGCGGCTGTCCGTGCGCGGATCATAGACCGTGTCGCAGCCGTCCCAGACCGGCGCATAGGCCCATTCGCGACCACCGGGATAAATGTTCTGGAACTCCTCCATCGACGGCCGCGCCGCCGAGAGCGCCGCATAGGACAGGCCGGAGAAATCGTCGGATTCCGATACCTCGGGGAAGGTCGCCCGCCAGACCGGATCGGCCCCCTGGTCGGAATGGCCGGTATAGGTGCGGATCGAGCCGTGATAGTCCGTCGACTTCGCCGGTGGGTTGCGCCACAGCACCGGATCGGTCAGCACCCAGCCGTTGGCATCGGTTTCGACCGGCCATTTGTCCAGATAGTGCTGCACCGGCCCCAGCGTCGAATGCGCGGCGATGATCACGCCGTAATGCCGCTTGCGCCGGTTGTCCGAGCCAAGCGGCGTCGTCATCGAGGCACTGGAATAGGCCGCCAGCGCATAAGGGCCGCCCTTGCGCACCCGGCCATAGACGCGGTCCTGCCAGGACACGTCCTGGGCGTAGTTCGCCATGATCTCGGGCGGCGATGGCATCTGCGGCTTGGGCGCGAGGCTCTGGGCCAGCGCCGACATGCCGATGGACACCACGACGCGCGACAGGAACGACCCGCCGACCAGCCATGCGCCGGCATTCATGCCAACCGCGAAAGCGCCGCTGATCCCGGCCCCGGCCGCGGCGCCCGTGGTCAGGCCGACCCAGACGCCCTGGATGAACGGGATCACCGGACCGGCCTCGGCCGGCGTGCTGAAGCATGTGGTGGAAAGCAGCGCGGCCAGCGCCAGGCTACGGAGCCTCATAGCCAACCTCCCATGCGGCGGCGATCTTGAGCGGCACGACCGCGTTGACGGCGCCGGACTGGTCCTTCAGCGCCCATGTGCGGCCGAGGCAGAGCGCCATATGCGGCCGCGCCACGCCGCGTTCGGTCAGCAGCAGGATCACCCCGACATCGCCGGGGCGGGGCTTGCCGGTGCGCGCGAGGCCGGCGCGGTCGAGACAGGGGCCGACGGCGCCGACCGGATCGGTGAAGAACCGGGTCACGCGCTGGCACTCGGCCGCGCTTTCGTAGGTCAGGCGGACATCGGCGGCCGGATCGACGCCGCGCATGCGCAAGATCCAGTCCGCGCAGAGCGTCACGCAATCGTTCTCGCCCCACTGGTAGGTGACCCTCTGCCAGCGGTTCAGTTTTGCATAAAGCGGTGACATCAGCCGAAAAGCTTCTCTTCCTGGAACGTGTCGGTCGGCATGAATCGCAGCGAGCTGTTCGGCGCCCCGATGAGCCGCGCGTGATCCGCCACGGTGTATTGCAGCCCCGGCGCGGTATTGCGCCCGGTGAACGGCCCCTCGAAGGTCAGTGTGATCCGGCGCTCCAGCCCGCCCGACAGGTCGAACTCGATGTGACCGCCCCGCCGGGTGAGCCAGCGCACCGGCGCATGGGCCGGCGCGTGGAACTCGGCCATCGAGCCGATGGGTTGGAGCCAGAAGACGATCTCTCGGCCCCTGACGTAATCGGTCCCGAGCGCCCGCACCTGCGCCACCAGGTCGCCGTCATCGGGATCGGGGATGAAGGTCAGCGACAGCGATCCCGCCGGCGCCTCGCCCTGGATCGAGAGCCGCAATTCCGAACTGTCGATCAGCTGGCTGCCGATCCATTCTCGGTCGGCCACGTCCACGAACCGGCCATCGGCGCCCAGCAGGAAGCGGAAAACGCCGTCGGCGGTCTCGATGGAGACCATGTCCATCAGCCCCACGGCATCGGCGCGCGGGTTGAAGCCGGCGGGAAAGATGCTCATGACCTGTTGACCCATTCCACGAGGTCGAATGTCGCGGTGCCGCCTTCCCCGAACCGATATTCGGGGAAGCCCATCTCGTCGCTCTTTGCGAGGAAGATGCCGCGCGCAAAAAGATCGATCATGCCAGCGGGTGGAATAGCCTTGCGCAGCATGTCGACCTGCAACGTGGTCTCCGCGCCGCTGCCGGTCCTACCGACCACCGCGAACGGCCAATCGTTGTAGGAGAGCCATGCGCCGACCCGGATAGGTTCTGCCGCCAGAGTCTCATCGACCACGATGCTAGTCGCGCCTGCGGCGGCACCTGATGGACACGCGACGCGGGGGCGCGGCTCTTGGTAAAGACCAGCCTGATATGCCTGCCAATTCTGGAACCAATCACCTTGGGTCTCTGGAGCCGAAACCGGGTCGATCATCCGCATCCGATAGGCTCCAACCCGGCCCCTCGCGCGAACGACCATTGCGCGCCAGGCGCCGATCATGGGGGACGGCAGCGTGATCGTGGGCTTGCCGACGAAGCGCGGCAAGCGGTTGTAGACCACCTGTTCAGAGCCGTTGGTTCCTTCAGATGGTGGCTGGCCGCGCCAGTCGATCCGCCAATTGAACTGTCGCCCCTCCATGAACAGCCGAGGCACATCAATGATGTCGCGGTTCATTTGATCCCTCTGGCCTGCATGTCCCGAATCTGGCCCGGAAGCGCGCGCCGCTGTTGCTGCATCCCCAGGGCCGTGACGCCGGCGGACTCGCGTCGCACATGCGTGGTGAGACGGCCATCATCATCGGGGCCTACCTCGGCGATATACGGCTGCGGGACATAGATAACCTGCGGCTGGCTGATCTCGGCTCGCTCACGCAACAGCGCCTGCATGCCGCCCAGGTCGGGCATTCGGATCGTGACCGGAATCGAGCGACCGTCGGGCAGCGGAACATATGCCTCGGGCATGTCGCCCTCGCCGAAAATCGCCATCTGCGGGCTGTTGGCGATACCGCCAGCGGCATAGGCCCGCATCGGAAGATCGACCGGGCCGGCGCCCGTCATGATCCCGCCAGAGGCGAACAGCGACCCCAGCCAGCCGAAAACCTTGCCCGCCCCCTTATCGAATCCGCCCAGCAGGCCGCCCCAGTTTCCGCCCACCGAGAGAGCGCCCTCGTTGAACAGGAGAAGCTGCACGACAGCCCGCTTCAAGGCATCCTCCAGCCGACCGGCCGCGCTGGCGCTATCCGTGAACATGCTGATCAGGAGTTCCTTGCCTTCGGCGGCATTCTCCTGAAGTTCCAACAGGCGCTTGGTGGACTCCTCCAGCTTCTCTTGGTCCAGAGCGGCTTGGGCGGCGGCCGCGGCCAGATCCTCGATCTGCTCACGATAAGTCTTCGTGCTTCCGGCAACCTTCTCGTCCAGATCGATCCCCATCCGCTTGGCATCGTTCATCAGGTCGAAGCGCGTGATCGCGCGGGCCTGCTCGGCGGCGGATTTCCCGATCAGCGAGATGTCGAGTTGCTGCCGCGCCGCAGAGACCTCCAGCGACTCGTTGAAGTCCTTGCGGGCATCGGTGTGCTTCTTCAGGGCGTCGAGCGCCTCAACCTGCGACTCGGATGCGCCACCGAACGCCTGGGCTTCCTCGATCCGCCGGCCGCGGTTGATGCCGCTATTATCGGCACCGCGCGCCGCGATGGCGTCAGCTACGGCCTGCTGGTTCCCCGATTGCAGCGCCGCCACGACGCCTGCCAGGTCGCCGCCGGCCTTGAACTCGCCCTCCCCATAGTTGTGCAGCAGCGAAGCCAGCGCACCCTTCTGCGGTGCAGACAAGCCCTCGAACGCCGTCTGCCCGATCTGGCCGATGATGGTCGAGAAATAGCTTTGGATGCGCCGGTCCAGATCACGGGCCGCATCTGCGGCAGTGATGCTCATGCCCTTCTGGATCGAATACACCGAGCCGTCGGCGCGGGTTCCCGTGTCGGATCCGTAGCCCGCTCGATAGGCATCCACGACGCGCTGCCCGTTCCGAACGGTGTAATCGGGGTAGGCATCCGTCCGGAATCCTTCCCGTGCGGCGATCATGTCGCGCGCGGCTTGCGTGGCTTCCGAGGTCGCGAGCCAGGCGCCCGTGCGACGCGAAGCGCCATATTCGCGATAGGCCGCTGCCGCACCCGGTGGCAGCCCTTCGTTGGGACCGGCGCTCAGCGCATCCTGAATTTCCTTGATCTGGCCGAGACTCTTCACGGCTTCGTCAAGCTGCTTGAGGAACGGGATCATTCCCGCGGCGAGGCCAGAAAAGGTTTCCCTGTTATCCCTCGCGAGTTGAGCGAGCCTATCGCTCAGATCCCCCGCCGACATTTCGCCTTTGCGAAAACCATCGGCCAGGCTCTCGATACGCTTGATATTTTCCTCAGAGACCCGCCCCGTTAGCGTCTCGTCGCGAACCCACTTGTCCAGCATCGCGGTGATCGTCCTGGAGAGATCATCCACCTTGTCGGCCGCTTCGCCAGCGGTCTCCTTCACATCCTCCCCAGCCTGGAACTTCTCCGACTCGGACATCCGGGCGACCGCGGCCCTGATCCGCTCGGCCGCGCCTTCCACGTCGGCCGCCGCGCCAGAGGCTTCTGCCCCCAAGAGCCCAAACCGCTCCTGCAACCGCTGCACGGCCGCGCTCGAGTCGTCATTGCGCCCGCGCAGATACATGGCCGCCGCGCCCGCGGTGAACAGCGCCGCACCCCATGGCCCGCCGAGGAGCGACATGAGGCCACGGAATACGGCTGTCGCGCGGACACCCGATGCGGCAAGGGCGGTGAGGCGTGCGGTAGCGATACTGGCAGCGGCGGGGATCACCATGATCCCCCGCGTGCCGGCGGCCAGCAGCGCAGTTTGCCCAACGATTTTCAGCGCTTCCCCAAGAACCTCGGCTGCGCCGGCATTCTCGTGCATGAACTGTGCCAACCCTTGCATGGCGCCCGCCAGCGCGTCCGTGGCCCCCAAGCCACTGTCAAACTCGCCCACGGCGGCCAGTAGGCCGGTGCGCAAGGCATCGGACGCTTCCGCAACGGTCATGTTGAACGCGCCGAGCTTATCGCGACTGGTCCGTTCCAGGTCTTCGAGAGCCTGCACCATCACGGCGCGGGTCAGCTTGCCCTGAGCGCCCAGGTCGCGCAGTTGCTCGACCGTGCCGCCTGCGGCCTTGGCGATCGCATCCAGCAGCTCATAGGGCGCGGCCTCGCGCAGAGAACGCAGCTCGTCGCCTTGCAGCACGCCGGATTGCAGCGCCTGCCCGAACTGGAGCGCCACCGATCCACGGGCCGCATTGTCCAGCCCGCCGGTGATCAGCAGGCGGTTCAGCGTTCCCACCTGCCGGATCGTCTGTTCCAACGGCTGGTCCCGAAGGGATTTCTGCATCCGAGTCAGTAGTCCCACCGTGTCCTCGACAGGGGTGCGGGTCTCGATGGCGAGGGCATAGATCGCCTTGCGGGTGTCGTCAGACGCCGCACCGATCCCGCGCATCTGGTTTTCCAGCGATTTCGCCTGATCAGCGAGATCGATGAAGGCGCGTGATGCGAAGAAGCTGATCCCGGCCCCGACCGCCGCACCAAGGCCGGCCGCGATGGATCGCAGGCTGACCAGCGCCTGGCCGGTGCGATTGGCGCGGGCCTCGATATCGGAAAACCCGACCTGCGAAACCATCTGAAACCGCTTCACGCCGTCGGACATGGTGCCGACCTTGGACATGAAGGGGGCAATGGCAGCGTCGAATTTCGCCACCATCGCGCGGTCAGCACTGAAAGGGATCATGCCTGGTTCCTCGCGGCCTTGATGGCCTTGGCTTCTTCCTCGGCGGCCTCGATGGCCGCCCAGAGCTCGCGGGGCGTCGCCGCCCAGAATTCAGAAGGCGTCCAGCCAAGGCCGTGTTTGGCCGTGGCTGTCTTGAACATCAAGCCGAGGGCGTTGCCTTCGCCAGCCTCTCGGCCTCGGCCTCGATCTTTCCCTTTTGCTCGGGGGTCCACCCAAGCGCGGCGAGGTATTCGCCAATGGGAATGATCACGTCGTCAGACCAGGGGCCGGCCTCGAAGATCATCTTCGCAACCTTCTGTTCATCGACCTGCCTGCCGTCGCCCTGATCGGTCTGCCGCATACCGACGGTGACGATGCAGGCTAGGGCAGCCAGCGTGCCCGAGCCGGTCAGGATTTGGGTATAGAGTGGCCGCAACGGCCCCAGCCGGGTTTCAATGTCGCCATATGCGGCAAAGGTGGGGCGCATCAGGCAGTCCGATGCGCCTAAGCGGATCTTGATGATTTCCCGCATCATTAGGTCGCCGTGCCGCGGGTGACAGTGCCGACAGCGCCGACGTTCACGGTGACGGTAGTGGCGCCGCTGACAGGCGCGCTCACGGTCGAGATGCCGACCCGGCCGGCGAAGGTCCATTCGACGCCGCCGGTTCTGGCATTGGTAATCTCGAAATAGCCAACGTCCCCACTATCGTGCAGCGTCCACAGCAGGGCCTCCCCGGTGGCGAGGGGGGCGCTGTTGCCCATCTGGAACGAGATGTTGAAACCGCTGTCGTTTTGGAACGACTCGGTTCCGTTCTTGTAGACCTGCTGCTGGATCGCCTTGCCGGGGTTGATCGTCAGATCGCCCTGAAGCTCGACTTCGGTTTTGTCCCCGGCCGAGGTGGCCGAAACCGCAACGAGGAATTCCTTGCCCTGCGACATGGGGTCATTCTCCTATGGTGGTGATGTAGCGGATGAAGGCGTGAGCATCGCGCACGCTGTCGGTGCGGGATTCGAGTGAAGCGCCAGCGGCAGCCAGCCGCAGCACCGTGCTATGATCGTCAAGCGCCAGAACCTTGAGTGCATTATGGGCCTGCGCAGAAGCCTGGCGGACCCATTCCAGCGATAGGGTGCCATCGGCGGGAGCGTCGATCAGGTGGACTGTCAAGGAGTGGTCGCCCTGCTCACGGTTCTTGTAAGCCTCGTTCGGCGCTATGGTGAAACCATCGATCCTGCAAAACCGCTCCGGCGGCGCCTCGGGCTGATGCGCAAACACCGGGACGCCCGGCAACGCGACGACGAGCGACTGATAGACCGCTGTCTGGAGGTCAAAGCCCTTTGCAATGGTCATGATGCCCCCTGCATCGCCCGGTTCAGCGCCCGGCGCATGCCTTGCTCGAAAAATGGCCTCGTCTGGTCAAAGGCCAGATCGTGATAGGGCCGCGCCGCCATGCGGCTGGTGCCGTCGTTCAGGAAGCGCGGGTAGAAAACCACGTCCGACGGCCAGGCCAGATAGCCTGCATAGGCTGCGACCGATCCTGACGCCCGCGGGTCATAGGCAGCCGGCTCGACGCGCACGCCGTAGAGCGCACGAGACCGGCCAGTAACCAGCCCGATCCTCATACCGCCCATATTGGCCATGGCCTGATCACGCATGTAGTGCGCCGATGCAGCAGCGTGCGCACCCGCCAGCCGACGCAGGTTGCCAGGTGCAGCATTGAGGAACGCAAGAAACTGGTCGACGCCTTCCCACTCCATGGCACTCGCCGCCTAAACCGCTCGTGTGACAATGAAGGTGATGAACCTACGGTCACCATCCTGGTCCATTGTGGACAGGATGGTGTGATCCAGGCCGGCGGCGCGGAGACGCCATTTGGCTGGATCGAAATCCTCCGGCATTGCTTTCGCGCGGATGATGATCCGCGCCCGGTGCATGATCTCGGTGCTTTCGGCATCCAGCACCCGGTTGGCCGAGACGGGTTGGAAATCGCCTGCTACCGTGCCGGAATCTGCAAACCCCGGCTTGATGCCTCCCGCCCCGTCAGGGACGCCACCCGGTCGGCAGAACGTGATTCTGTGCCGCAGGCGCGAGACGCGGGGCTTCAAAGATGCACCCGGCGGTAGCGGCCGACGATGCGGGCGGCGGCAGCGGACAGGCCCGCCGGCGTCGCGGTCTCGTCCCCGCGTCGCTCGTAGAGCCGCAGGGCATGATCCAACACCGCCAGCCGCAGGTCGGCGGGAACCGGCGCCGGATCATCGCCATATCCGGCGGTATAGGCCACATCCAGAGAGCCGGTGGGAACCGCGCCGCGCGGCTGCAATTCGGGATCGTCAACCCCGTAGATACGGAAGCCGTCCAGCGCCAGCAAAGTGCCGTCATCCGCATGCGCGATGGAAACCAGCTCTGTGGCGGGACGAACCGGGAGAAACAGGGGACGCACGCCCATTTCCCGCGCCGTCTCGGGAATGCCCTGCCGCACGCCAGACCACCAGGTGGATGACCGCCGGACATCGAACCGCACGTTCCGCAGCGTGATCGTCTGCCGGATCAGCGCCAGCCCGGCAAAGTCCTCGATTTCGCGCGCAGCAGCGAGGATGTAAGGCGTGACGCCCTCGATGTCCTCGGCGCCCAGCATCGAGAAATGCACCTCGATCTGGTCTATGTCTACCGGAAGGATGTTCAGTCCCTCGCCGCTGCGCTCGATCCTCATGCCAGTGCGCCCTGGTCCTGTTTGGCCGAAGCGTAGATAGAAAAGGCCGAGGCGCCGGCCAGATCAGCCGACCCGGTCAGCGTCAGGCGGATATACCGCTTGATGCCCTGATATGCGGCCTTGCCCTGACCGGCTGCCGTGATCGGGTCCGACACCTGCACAAGCAGCGGATCGGTAACGGCCTCTCCATCCGACAGGTCGGCCGCGTCTCCGGCGATAATGCCGAGGGCGATGCTGCCCGCGCTGATACCGGCGACCCGCACGAGGAACGCCCCGCCGGTTTCGCCCTGGGTGTCGATGATGGCGCCATTCACCGTCGCCCCGACAAGCGCGGCGTTGGTGGTGTTTGCCAGCGCCAGCGAAGGCGTGATGGCGTTGAAAATGTCGTCGCGTGCCATGCTGATGGCTCCTCTGCGAATGGGTTTCGGATGGCCCGCACCGCCCAAAAGGGGGAGGAATCTCGGTGCGGGCCGGTCGCCGCCTGCCGGATCAGGCCGCGATCTTGAGGACTCGGAAGGCGTCGAAGTCCACCACGTCACCGCCGACACGGGCAGTGTGGTCGAACTGGACCATCGGCTTCGCGGTGTAGGGGTCACGCAGCACGCGGATGCCCCGGCGCTGGACGATGGTATAGGCTGCGCGGATGTCGCCCAGCACGACGGGGATCTTGCCCGCGCCAACCTCATCCAGATCGTCGCCTTCCGAAATCGGGAAGCCGAAGATGCTGGCCACGCCCCGGTTCTGGTTCATCGGGTCGAGCAGATACCGGCCCTCGCCGTCCTTCAGCACCCGCAGCGCGCCGACCGTCATGCGGTTCATCATGAAGGTGGCGTTGATGCGGTAGAGCGATTTCAGCGAGGTGATGAGGTGCGCGAAGCCGTCGAGGCCCCCGAGCGCCGCGGCAGCGCCCGATTTGACGAAGCGCATCTTCCGCCAGTCCGCATCGGTCTTGTCGCTGGCCTTGACATATTCGACCTCGGGATACGTCAGCAGGCCACGCGGCTTGCCCACACCGTCGCCCAGGACGAACGCCGAAGCTTCAGCCAAGGCAAAGCCAAGGGCCACTTTATCGGCGAGCCACTGTTCCACGTTCCGCGAAGCATCCTCCAGCAGGTTCGAGGAAGCGCGGGGCTGGGCTTGCAGGTTATGGACCATGATCGCGCGCATCCCGGTCTTGGGCGTGCCGCTGGCCTGGTGGGCGGTGGTATCATCCACCCAGCGGGCGGGAACGATACCGCGGTCGTTCTCGATCTCCCATTTGTCGCCGTTGGTCTCCTCGACCGTGGCAAGCTGTCGCATGGGCGTGGTCTCATGCAGCTTGGTGATGATCCGACGCGAGGTGGTGGTGGGCACCCAATAGCCCCCCGAGGGATCGATGCCAGAGGTCAGCGCCTTGCCTTCGGTGCGCAGCCAGCGCGAGAAATCGGCCTCGTAGTTCTTGGCCTCTTTCATCAGGTCCGGCGTCACCTCGTCCAACGAAACCTTCTGGCCCTTGATGTTCAGCGCGAAGTCGGACGCCAGCAGGCGATCATCGGCCTTGATCTCGTCCGCCGCCTTCTCGGCGCGGATGGTCTTCAGGCCATCGGTGATCGACTTTTCGAGCGTGTCGATGCTTTCCTGCATCTTCACGGTCTTGGCTTCAAGATCGGACACCGACTTGCCGTCGGCCTTGGCCTTCAGCATCTGGTCGTTGGTGTCGCGCAGTTCCTTGAACGCCTTGCCGACTTCGGTGGCGAAGCCTTTCAGTTCGGTCGGAAGCGTATCGGTGCTGCTGAAAGCATCCTTGCGCGCCAGCGGGCCGAGCAGGCCGGCGTTCGCAAACTGCTCGATGGTGTTCATCTTCATGGGATTACCCCTTGATAACGGATTGGAAGACGGCCGAGAGGCCGGCGGAAAGGTCGCCTTCGTCCCCCGCGTCACGCGGGGCGCCCTTGACGCCTTGAGCCACGATTCGCTTCGCGGCGGTGCGGGACAGCCCTGCGTCGCGCAGAGCCTGTTCCACGAATTTCGGGTCGCTTTCGTCGCCTTTCGCCGCCACGCGCGCCGACGGCAGCATGGGGAAGGTAACGAGCGAGATTTCCCAGAGGTCGAGCTTCTTCAGCTGCCGGATCGTGCGCCCACCCTCAGTGACATAGCCGTAATCCTCGGTGCGGTAACCGATGGACAGACCATCCAGCACGCCCGCTTTCAGCATCACCAGCGCCTCGCGGCCGCGCTGCACCTCGGTCAGCAGTCGGCCCTTGACGCGCAAGCCCGTGTCGTCTTCCTGGATCGTCTCCCAGAAGCCGATGGGCTGGGACGGGTCGTGCTGCCACAGCATCTTGACCGCGCCAGGGCGCTTGGCGGCGATGGAGGCCCGATAGGCGCCCGGCATCACCATGTCGTTGCCGCGGTCGATCTCGCTGAACTTCGAAGCGTATCCCTCGATCACGCCGTCGTCGCCCTTGACATCGATTGCGAGAGCGGCGCCGGCGAATTTCAGGTCCAGACCGCTTTTTTGCTCGATACGGTTCATTTTTTCCTCCGAAGCGCCGAGACACAGCGGCAGTTCGCAATTTCGTGGATCGGGCCGTTCGGGTCGCGCGGCCAGCGCAGCCGGTAGCCGCCGACGATGAACGCGCCCGCGACCGGGCAGTGCTGCCCATGGGCGTGGTTGTGCGTGGCGCGTTCCCGGCCATCGAGACGCGACAGCCAGACCCGCTGGTCAATCTCGCCCGAGAACTCGGCGGCGCTGGTCGTGGCCCATTGCGACGCCAGGTGCGCCCGGTCCTCGGCCGCGTTCAGCGCCCGGCGTGGCGCATCCACGCCGCTCTGCCGGAGCAGTTCCCGCACCAGCCGGTCGCCGCGCAGGTCCATGACACGGCGCAGGTGATGCGCGGTCCACCTCGCGAACCGTTCTGCACCCTCGCGCGCGAAGGTCGCGGCGATCAGGCCGACGCCGGCCGTCCGCAACCAGGAGCCGATGCGCGAACCCTGATCGAGGCCCCCGAGCACATCGAGGGCGAACACCTGCGCTGTCCGCTGCGTGCCCTCGTCCATGATCAGGGCAACGCGGCGCTCGTGCTCGGCAACAGCCGCCTGAAAATCGAACGCCTCTCCGTGCAGCAAGCCGCGCTCGGCCAACCGCAGGAACCGCCGCAGCTCGTTCAGCAGGGCCGGGCTGAGTTCGTCGGCCTGCTGGTCGATCATCGCCGTGGCGCGCTGCCACGCCGCCGCCAGGGCGGCCGGCCCGTCACCTGTCAGGATCATCCGGCGGATCCGTATCGCCCTCGGCGCCGGGCATTGGCCTCTGGGTCACGCCCAGGATGACCTTCCCGTCGGCGTTGCCGGTCGGGGCATAGCCCAGAGCCTCGCGGCGCTCGTCCACGGTCAGGATGTCGCTGCCCGAGGACACCTTGTTCCAGACCTCGCGGCGCTCCTCAGCCAAGGCCGGGATCTCGTCCAGATCCGGGCGCAACTCCATCGTCTCGCTGCCCATGCGCGGCGCCAGCCATTGCGACAGCCGGGCATAGACCAGCGTCGCCAGCGGAATGACCGTCTCGCGGAAGAAGGCCGCGTTGGCCTCTCGATAGTTCGCATAGGTGTTGTCGCCCGGAATGCCGAGGACCATCGGCGGCACCCCGAATGACAGCGCGATCTCGCGGGCCACCTCGCGCCTGGTGTTGATGAAATCCATTTCCATTGGAGTCAGGCCCATAGCGGTCCAGTTCAGGCCGCCTTCCAGCAGCAACGGCTTGCCGGCGTTGTTCCCGCCCTGCACCGATGCGGCCAGTTCCTCTTTCAACCGGCGGAACTGCGCTTCGCCCAGAGACTGCGCGCCTTCCTTGTCCTGCGGGGTATGGACGAAAGCCCCGGAAGGGCGAGCCGCGTTCTGCACCAGGCCCTTGGCCCACTGGCTCGTCTCATTGTGGATGTCCACGGCATATGCCGCAGCCTCGATTGACCCTTGGCCATAGTAATCGTCCAACGGGTTGAACTGCTTGAGCTGAAGCACGTCACAATCGAGCGGACCGGAGCGGACCGGGAATTGCCGGCGCTGGCCCGCCACCTCGTATTCAAAGGCAGAGGGCCATCCGCGCGTGCCGGTGATGACCTTCATGCGATCGGCCCGCAGCGGATACAGTTCCCGCACCTGGGTGATGCCGACCCGCTCGACATAGGCATTGCCGCCCAGGACATACGGCACGACCACCGCCTCTATGAAATCCGCCTGCGTCATCTCGGGGTTCGGCCGGCGGATCAGGTCCAGCAACGGGTGCCGTTCGATCTCGGCATCCTGATCGTAAAGGTTCACCGGGATCGAGGCGACACCACGGCTGATGCGCCGCAGGCAGGCGTAGACGATAGGGTTGCGTTGATACCCCTCCTTCGCCAACTGCTCGAACTGCCGTTCCGTCCATACTGGCTGGCCGACGCCGAAATAGGCGAACATATGACCCACGGCGCTGTGCTTGGCCTGAGGCGGTGCCGCGGGCGCGGAGCGACCGAACAGGAGAGAAATGAGGCTCATAGCGTCCTTACCCTTGGCGGGGCGGCCTCGTGGGCCAGCATCAGTTCCGTCATCGCCCAGACCAGCGCGTCTGCCCGGTCGGGAGAACCATCGCCGATGAATCCCGACGCCGTGAAGTTGCACATCTCGTCCTCAAGATCGGGGAAGACACCGACATGGCTGACGCGCCCCTGTTCGTAGAGAGCCGACACCGGCTCGGCCCTGACCGCCTTGCCGCGGCTGGCGACCACCTCCTTGAAGGCAGCCTTCTTGTCCGCGGTCGCGACGGTGAAGCGCACCATGTCGCCACCGAAGTTCCGCTCGGCCACGATGCGATCCGCGCCCCAGCGGTGATACAGTTCGACGGCGCGCCGGCCCCAACCCTCGGGCGACAGTTGGCAGGTCTCGTCGGCGAGCGCATAACCGCGCCCGTCGATACCGAGGCCGGCGACCACAATCCCGATATCATCCCCGCCGCCGTCGCCCCGTGTTCCTGATGGGTCCACGGAGACCACGATGCGTCGCATCTCCGGCATCTGGTTCGGCGTGATCCGCAGGCTGTCGATGCCCGGCATGACTTTGCCATCCGGCGCCGTTCGGTCCTCTAGCGCCCAAAGGGCGCCGTTGACTTCGCTGGCCCATTCCCCGGCTTCGAACCGAAGCCTCTTGGCCGCCGACATGCTGGTCAGCACATCGAAATACTCGGCCGGCAGGTTGTCGGCGTTGTCGGCCGGGTTGACCTTCATCTCGGCATAGTCTGCCGGATTGGGCAGCGCCTCTTTCGTGCCCGGCTTCGCCTTCGCCCGGAACAGGCTGTAGGACCAATGCAGCTTCGACGGCGGGTTACAGTCGAAATATGCCTTGAGCGCCAGAAACTGCCGCCCTGTTGCCTGCGCGATCTCGGGCGCCAGCTCGCATTTCTGCGCCAGGCGCGACATCGCCGTCTCGACCGAGCCCCACGGAATCTGGCTGCTCTCGTTGAAATAGAGCGTCGCGTATTCCTGGCCGAGGATCTTCTCGACGCGCTCCTTGTCATCGAGGCCCGCGATCCAGATCTGCGACCCGTTCGGCAGTTCAACGTAGAAATCCGTCTTGTCGAACCTGACCAACAGCCTCGGGAAGCACAGCTTCAGCACCTTCGGCAGCGTATCGGACCAGACCGATGTCTTGGCGTGGTTGAACCGGAACCTGAATATCGCATGGCGCGATTCCGGCGCATTGATGGCCCTCTGGATGATCGCGCGGACCAGGATAAAGGTCTTCCCCGACCTCGATCCGCCTCGCAGCATGATGTTGCGTGCGGGGCCCGCCAGAAGCCGGTTAGCCTCCCTCTGTTTGGCCGTAAGCCGTGCTACTGCCATGGGTCACAGTTCGGCGTCCTCTGGCAGGACGTTCAGCGTGATGGCGCCAGTCTGATGCACCTGGTCTCGGAACGCCTGGACGTTGACATGCTTCCCGATCAGTTCAATCCGCTTGATCCGATCAGAAAGGCGCAACTTGACGGCCTGTCCAACCCTCACGCCTTCGACCACCATTTCCTGAACATCGATGCCGGCGACGAGCCCTTTTCGCCAGACCGTGGGCCAGTCCTTCACCGGCTTGATCGTGCCTTTGTCGTCCAGGATGTCAGCCAGGTCGGCGTCGGCTTCTTCAGCGAGGCGCTGAAGCACCCAATCGGCGTCAATGCGTGTGCGCTCCGAGCGAGCCGCAAAGGCAGCCGCTATGGCCTCCTCGATATGCGGCATCTGCATCAACTGATGGGCATACTTCCTGGCATTGTTCCGGGCGTAGCCCGCTTTGATGGCTGCACGGGTAGCGTTCAGGTCAATCAGGTAGTTCTCGACAAAGCGGGCTTGCTTCGGCGTCAGGTCTGCCGGCTGCGCCCCGCCGCTTTTCCGGCGAGTCATGGCGATGTCCTTTGCGATCTACACCACACCTTCGTTCGTGTGGCTTGTGTAATTAAAAGTTTGATCGAATCACTTGCGCGTGAGTAACTGGACTTCGTGATACAATGGAGGGCGTTATGGAAAAAAAGACCTTAGAAGACCTGACTGATGACGAACGGTGGGACTTATACAACTCATGCAAAAGCAAAAATAACCAAATGATGAATGATCTAGGAATTAAGTATCTAGCGTCAATACTAAAGCTAGATCCGAAAAATATTGTGAAAAGCCTATACGATTGGATATCGAAGGTCCACGATCAAGGTGACTGCCTTGATTTTCTTACAGATGCCCAGAAGAAAGTAGTTATGGACCGCATAGCGCAGGATAAGCTGGACTCTGAGACAAACCCTATTCTTGACTCAGGGAAACACTAACCTTTGAAGATCGACTACTTCTTCGTATTGTAGCGAAAGGATGTTGCCGCTGAATTTTCCGATGGCCCGTTCCTGATGCCGATGCCATACATCCCGGCTGGCTACCGCCGTGCGGCGCGTCAACATCACGATGGATCGCTGCCTCCTGCGCGCCATTTATGAAACGGCAAAAACTCGCGGCATGAACTGACTGGGGCGTGATCCCCTGGAATGCAGAAGCCCCGCTCGATATCGGGCGGGGCAGAATTCTTCGACAATGCTTTCGTGACACGTTTTTCATTTACCGTCAATCCCCAACGCATCGGCCAGACGATCCAGCGCTTCGCGAAGGTGCGCCAGCCCCTTCCGGTAACCAGCTCCTCGGTATCCACGGATTGCCGCCGGCGTGGCATTGTCGAGCACGCACGCCGAGATAATCTCCCGGTCCTTCATGGCCACATGGCGCATGATGCGCTCGAAAGCGCTGATCCTGTCAACCATGATATCCACGGCGTGATCCGGCTTCGGGCTGGACTGCACTCGGTCGTTTCCGGGGATCGCCGGCTTGCTGCGCATGGTGGCCTCGAACGCGTTCCGCAGCGCCTCGCCCGCGTTGAACCCTGCCGTGCTGATGTTGCCCCGCTTGTGCCAGTATTCCAGCAGATCCACCCGCCGGACACCCGTCACGCCGTTCGGGTTTCGCATCTTCCCGGTCTTCGGATCGACTTCACCGCGCTCCTCGACAACCAGGCCCACGCGGTTTGCCTGGCCGGTGGCGCCATGGTCCCACGGTGCCGGTGCTAGCGTCGCCCCGGCCGAGGTGTGAACCCAACGACCATCGCGCTTGCGCATCTTCCGTTTCGCTTTCCTGCTCATGCCCAAAAATCCTTTTGTCGCGTTTTGTCTAGACTGGTTGGGACGGATTATTCCGCCGCGGCCCCGAACACGTCGCCGGCGTGTTGGAACGTCGTGGGTGGATTGCGCCGCGCATCGTCCTGGAGTTCGAAATCCACTTCGTCCCGCGACCTGCCGTCGAGACTGGCCATGACCGCGACGTGGTGATCCCATTCAGCGCGGCTGGGGGCCTGGTCCTTGACGCGGGCCTGCGCTGCCGGCGACAGCACGAAGCCCTTGAACCGAGCCTCGCGCTCGTTGCGCAGCACGCCGCGGCGGATCAACTCGTCGGTGCGATCCGGCCGACCCTGACCGGGCATCTGGGTTCCGAACTTGGCATGCCAGTCGATCAGCATCTGGATCGCGTTGGCCTCGCCGCGGGACTGCGCCGCCGTTTCGGTCGCCGGCATCTTGGCCAAGGCGCCCCGACAGGCCCTGACCACCTCGCCCGGCGCGGGCCACGAACGCGTCGTCATGCTGGCTTCGAGATTGCGGATGGCCTCGGGGAACCAATCCTGCCAGCCCTCGGTCGGGGCGTGATCCAGCACGATCCGCAGCAGGGCATTGGCATCGTCCTGGAGCGCCTTGGGGTTGCCGGCGATCTGGCGCGGCGGACTGAACCTGTCGAGGAAAGCGTTGAAGCGCATGGACAGGTCGGCGACGACGGATTGCGGGATCATTTCAGATATTCCTCCGGGATCTGGGCCTTGATGCCGTGCCCGGCTGCAGGGCGGACGGCGGACTGCGTGGCAGTGGACGGGGCGAGCGGCGGCGCGCGCTTGGCGGCGGCGAAGTCCTGCATGTGGCGGGTGAGGATCTTCGGCCCGTTTGCCGGGGCGCCGTGGGCCTTCGCGTTGCTCACCGCCACATGGATCACCTCGGACGCGGTCAATCCGAGATCGGTGATCCATCGACTGGCGATGACATGGGCATCGGCGGCGACCCAGTATTTGGGCCAGCCTGTGCCGTTCGGGTCATTGAACCCGAGGGCCTCGGCGATCTGGGACACCAGGCCGGTTTCCGGCTCGCGCGCGCACGCGTTTCCGCCGCCGCCGGAAGATTCTGAACGTAGTGAAGAATCTTCTATCTGGTTCTGGTTCTGGTTAGTATTACTTGGGTAATTCTTGCGTATGGCGCCATCATTGTTTTTATTATCTTTTTTCTCTCTGTGCGTTTCGCATTGCTGTTCGTCACTTTGCGGTTTGACCTTCGCGTTTTCGCACTCGTCACTTCGCCCTTTGGCCTTTTGCCAGCGCGCCTGAACGGCCTTCCGACCGCGCTCTGAAGCGTCCTCTATCGCGTCCTTCGCGGCTGCCAATTCCTTCTCGACCCTGGTCTGCCACAGCCCTTGCGGGGTCTCGATGACCTTCCCTTCATCCAAAAGAACGGCGAGGATCTTCTTGAACGTGCCCGCGGGGCAATTGCACATCCGCGCCAACCGCGCATGGTCGAACGGCAGGGGTTCCTGTCGCTCATACATCATGCAGACCAGCGTGATATAAACGCCCGTCTCGGCCGGTGTGAGCCCGCGCGTGCCGGCCAGCCAGTCCGAGGGGTAGAGCGCGATATGCACCGCCTTCTGGCTCACAGCAGCACCCCCTGATGCAGGGCTTGGCCGTCCTCGCGGTTCATGAACCGAATCTGCATCGGCGCATCGTTCCAGCCACGAATCCATACAAACCATGCATTGCGCTGGGGCGGCGAGCCCTCGCCGGTGAAATCCAGCTTCCAGCGCATGAGGTAGCAGTAGGAGAACGGCTGCGCGTCCAGCAGCGCGCCGAGCCCGTTGGCCCGAGCCGCCGGCCAGTCCCAGGACAGCAGCAGCGCCAGATAGTCCCAGCCGGGCATGTCCAGCGTATGGCGCAGCCAGCGGCCGTGGCCGTCCCGCGCGTTGATCAGGCAATAGGGCGGGTTGGTGATGATCGCCCTGCCCCGGCTGCGCAGGCAGGTGAAATAGTCGGCAACCCAGCTATCGGGGCAGCCACGGTCGATCAGATCAGATGCGCAGCACGGAATCCCTGCTGCACGGATCTCGCGGACCAGCGCGCCGTCGCCGCAGGCCGGTTCCCAGACAGAGCCGCAGGCCCGGATCACGTCACCATCGCGCGCCAGAAGGCCGCGCACGGCCTCGGGTTGGCCGGTCGCATAGAAATCCTCGTCCCGGCGCTTCTCGACGCGTGGACGGCTGCGCAGAGGGGCATCCGGCAGCAGCGGCAGCGGCTCTTTGCCAGTCGAGCCTGCGCCACTGATGGCCCGGAAAAGCGGCTTGGCGGATGGGGCAGTCAAGCGGCCCTCCTGTCGTTGAGATCGTCGCGTCCGACCCTGCGCATGCGCTGGTTGGCCTGCTGGGCGTCGGCCCGCATAACGGCGGCTATGAGCCGTTCCATCGGTCCCTGTCCGTCACGACGGGAAAGAACCCGGCTCAGGTATTGCTCGGTGTAGCCGACATAGGCGGCCAGCTCGCGGCGCGTCTGGAACGTGCGGCCGCCCACCGTGATTGGTTTCCGGTTCCGCGGCTTGGCGCCCTTCTTGGCGCCGGCGCGCAGCTTCCCGACCAGCTCCAGATGGCCATACTCGCGTAGGTGCTTGGTCACCGTGCTTTCGCAGACCTTAAGGGCGCGGGCCGCGGCGCGGGCTGAGGGATAGACCTTGCCCTTGGCCGAGACTGGACAGCTGGTGCCGCGCACGAGCGGTAGCGGCCATTTCAGCCCACGGCTGCGAGCCCACGACTGCGCGCTGCGCTGGTGCCGGCCGCGGGCCTCTGCGGCCTCTCGCGCCGTCATGCCGGCGTCGTGGCATTCCTGCCAGGTGAGGATCGTCTCAGTCATGCCGCACCGCCCTTCGCGGCGCTGAGCCGCTGGCGGAGGCGTTGCTTGAGCCGCCGGAACAGCGGGCTGTCTGTCGCGATACCCTCGGCATCGCAAAAGCCGTCGATCTCCGCCATTACGGCGGCCAGCACATCGTCTTGCGGCCCCACGACTTCGATCGCACGCGCGCGACCAGAGAGGCGCCGGATCGCGCCGCGATCCTCCAGCGCTATCAACAGGCGGTGGATTCCAGCTTTAGAGTTGATGCCCATGGCCGCGCGCATTTCGTCAAAGCTCGGCGCCGTGCCGGTGGACGCAAGATGCCTGCGGATCAGGTCCAGGAGGCGATGCTGGGTCGGTGTCAGGGCATAGGCCATCAGATCGCCTCCACCAGAACGAAGGTTTCGGCATGGCGGCCCCAGCGCTTCACCACGCGAACGTCGGCAACCTGGGCGTCATCGGCCCATGCCACGCGGTTCAGGCCGTCCTTCAAGGCTTTGGCCAGGTTGTCGCTGTCCGGCTTCTGGGTATGAAACCCGCCGAGGGCTTCGGCTTTGCGCTTCTTGCTCCAGGACTTCGGAATCTCGAACACCGCCACCATGCGCAGCTTCACCGGCCCCTCAAAGGGGACCGGGAACAGCGGCCGGGCAATCTCGGCCACCTTCTGCTCAAAGCTGCGGTTCTCGGCCGGGTTGAAGGCCCGGGCACGGCCGGCGATGGTGCCGACCCTGTGGCGCATTTTGCCGAACGGCTTGCCGGGAATTGTGAACTCTACCGCTGCCATGGTCAGTCCCCGTCGATTTCTTCGACGTCGCCGGCCTCAGCAGTGATCACGCCGTCCCAATCCTCTACGATGCCCTGCGCCTTCTCGCGGGCCGCGTCCTCGTCCCGTGCCCAAACCTTGAGCCGGACGGCTTTGGTCATTTCGACCTCCACGGAATACCGGGGCATCAGTCCAGATCCTCCGGCTTGGGCTTGCGGTTGTTCTTGCGCTCGGTCGGGGACGGTGGCGGCAATGCCAGCCTCTCGCCTTCCTCGTCGGGATCGGCATCGCCCTCGCCATCGCCTTCCAGATCGAATCCGGGCTGGTCGGGATCGGTCTTCACCGGCGCGCGCTCGGAAAAGAACGTCTCGCTGTCCACCATCATCAGCATGCACATATCGCCGACGTGATTGCCCAGAGCTTCGCGGTTCAGCTCGATGTTCGGGCAGGAAATCTTGGCCTCGATGTCCTTGCCGCCCTTCACCTTGAATTCGGACAGCTTGACGACGGCGTGCGGGAACTCGTGCTTGTTCAGCGCCCCTACCACCTTGCGGATCAGGCTCTTGGCGAAAAGCTCCAGCCCGTTGGCAACCTCGTGCTGCTCGGCCTCGCTCAGCAGGTTCCAGGTCGCCTTGAGGTGCTTGACCCGCGACAGCATCTCGTCGCGGATGTCGCCCATGAGGGTGTCAAGCTGGAGGTCGATCTCGCCGCCCTCCATGTCGTGTTCGATCTCGCTATGTGCGTTCATGTCGATGGTTCCGGTCCATGAGGTTGCCGCTGGACGCCGCGGCCGCGGGGATCACCGAGGCGCGCGCCTCGGGATAGGTTTCGAGCCACCAGCGCTCAGCATCGGCGTGGTGCTTGGGGCACGACCATGCCCGGCCCCTGTCGGGCGCCCGGTCAGGCGGCCCCCAGCCTTGGGTGGCGAAGGATTTGCAGCGGCCGCAAAGAGGGGCGGTGGGCATGGGTCATGCCTCCAGCCTGGCGCGGGCCATGCGAACCGCGCTTTCCACGTCGTGCAGTTCCTTGATGGCCTGCGCCCGGTCGCCGGCATCCGCCGATTGGGCGGCCGACAGCAGCGCGCCGACGGCTTCGCCGGCCTCGCGCGCGATGCTGCTGGCGTGCTGGATGATGCAACTGTCCGGGTCGTTCGCCCGCTCCAGTCGCCGCGCCAGCATCTTTGTCACGGGGTAGCGCCCCGAGGCGTCTTCCAGCGCGATGACATCGGCCACGGTCCAATCGAGCAGGCCCGCGATCTTCTTGCTGATGGTGCCCTTGCTGGCACCCCTGCCCCAGCGCGCGTTGATCGTCTCGGCCGCCGCGTCGTAGCAGCCGAAAACCCCTGCGATCAGCGCGGACAAGGCCGCCGAGACGCTAAGCCGCAGATCAGCCATGGCCGGCAACCTCGTTTCCTTGAGGCGCAGACCACACCGGCGCAGAACGACCGCATGGCACAAGACGGATTGCGAGAGGGGAAGAACCGGGGCGGCGCTGCATCACGCCGACCCCGCAGAATCATTGAACCAGACCGCAGGCGGGACACGGCCGTCTGTCGCTCGGTCGATTTTCTGAATCATCATCCGGCTGGGCGAGCGCCGGCCGGAAAGGATCAGGCTAAGGTAGCCCTTCGACACGCCGATATGTTCAGCGAACGTGTTCTGGCTGACCCCAATACGGTCGATGTATTCGCGGAGGCTTTCCATGTCGGCATGTTTACCATCAGTAAACACGACCAGCAACGCAAAAGTTTACACTCAGAAAATACCCAAGATGAAGCCGCTGTGCCATTGATTGCGCCATGAGGTTTCGCATCAAAGAGCACCGCACCCGGCTCGGGTGGACCCAGGACCATCTGGCTAAGGCCAGCGGGCTGACCAAAGGCTATCTGTCACTCCTGGAACACGGGAAGCGCGATCCGAGCGCCGAGGCGCTTCGGTCCCTGGCCGCCGCTTTCGGTGTTGATGTGACCGAAATGATCGAGCCGGACAGTGCGGAAGCGCAGGATGCTATTGATCATCTTGCGGTTTACATGAAGCTTGACCCTGAGGATAAAGTCGCGGTTTCGCGCATCGCCCGGAAGATGCTCCCGAATGGCGATCCATGATCTCACGGAAAACAGCCTGCCTCCCTTCGACCGTCAGGCGAGTGAGCGCGGCGGCTATCTCGAACTCGTCCATCCTCCCCCCCGATTCCCGGCCCCGTTAACCAGAACATAAGCGGAACATCGCCGATGAAGCAACCTGCAGGAGATGTGACGCCATGACCCTCGATCCCTCCCCCACCCCGGAAGACATCGAGCAGCACGAGATTGCCGAGGCGATCCTGCTGGGACTCCTGGAGTCGGTGATCGACTACCCCGGATCATTCGACCGCGAGGGCGCCGCAGTCGCGCTGCGCATGGCGGCCGAGGAGCGCGAGCGGCAGGGCGACTATCGCGCGTCGGTCCTGCTGGAGGAATGGGCAGAGAGGTTGAGAGGTAGGGAATGACTGACCAAACCCCAGAGGAAGCCCTGCGTGCCGCGCTGCTGGACGTGCTGACCAACATGGGATCGGTGCTGCTGGCGACGCCGGCAGGCCGAGCGGAGGCGGCGCAGACGTTGCTGGACCAGGCCGAGCGAGCGCACCCCGCCGTGGCCGAGGTGTTCAGGGAGGCGGCGAAAAGGGTGAGGGCGATGGAGGGTAAGGCGTGAGGTCAGCATCTGGGATTAGGCAGGCACCGAAAGCCGGGGTCGATTTAGGGCTATGGAAAACTGGACAGAAGTTCCCCAAGAACGGCCTAAACCTGCGGTCACCTTACCCTGTCACAGGCCAGTGGTCTTGACGGCAGATCAGATTCCAAGCCGGTGATGACCGCTATTCTATCCTGATAAAGTGCCGCCCTGAGCGACTTGACTTCATGGCCATGCTGGTTCACTGTGGCCAGCCCGATACGGTGCTGTGTCGCGTAGAGCATCACGGATCACATCCTGGATGGCACGTGCATTATCAATGCAAAAGGCCATTCTTTCAAGGAGTGGTAAGCTTTCCGGACATGCGCAGGCGGGGTTGCGGCCATACGCAGGATTTCGGTTCAAAGCGAGTGACGGGATTCGAAGCATGGGCTATAACCTTCGTGGTGAAGGCCTTCGGCCTGGAAGAGAAGGGCCAGATCGGTGACATGCTGTGAAACAGGAAATCTGCCACGCTTTCTGCGATAGCATTTCTGTGCACGAGATCCCCGGCGGTCTTGGCATCAGCAGCACCATGTTTCAGGCAAACGGCGATCCCGCAGGGGTCTACGCCATTGGGCCGGATGCGAATGGTTTGTGGCGGCTAGATGACGGTGGATGGATACTGCCTATGGTTGTATCTTCTGGCTACGACATCCACTCACCACAGCGGCGGGACGCGCTGTCTGCCATTATCACTTCAGGCGGCCTCTTTCTTGATGAGGAAGGCTTGGAGATCCACTCAGCGATGCTTAAGGCGCCCGAAGTTCCGGCCGCAGCAGTGCGTTTTTTTTTCGACGATCTCTCGGGTCGCTGACCTGGCGCTTTGGACGCATGAGCGAGTTCGAAGCACGTTCAAGGAAGATGTCAAAGCCAAGCTGGAAGCGTCACTTCCTGAAGGGGTAACCATGGAGATTGACGGGGTTCCAGATGATCGCGTCAAAGATCTCCGTGCTGATGTTGTCCTGCGCTCTCCGGGGGTTGCTCCAGTTGCGCTATATCTGGTGCAGAGTGACGTTCCGTTGTTCGAGGCAATGCTGTTGAAATCCGAGACAAAGGGGCTTCCGGGAAGGCCGAGAGTAGCGGCCCTCTTGGAAAAGGAGCAATCTGGAACCGCAAAGACGCGTTTAAGAGCAGTCAACAGGTTGGACGCTTGGGCAATTTATGCCGGAGAGGATGACAGTGCAGTTGAGCGCATCAGGGAAGAACTGCAGCATCCAGCACTCAACTAGCTGACACCTAACCCCAGCCCCGCTCCGGCGGGGCTTTTTGCTGCCACCCGCATCGGGCGAAATACGATGCACCGGGACTCGACATCAGCCCCGGCGCGCCTCCATCATCCGGCCACCACAACCTGTTGATGACGGAGAAAACCTGTGAAAGACATCCATATCCACCCCGTGAACATCGGCCGCGTCGCGGCGTGGCGAGATGAAAACTCCGACATAGAAGCGCCGGAACACCTGTTTTGCCAGCTTGATGCTTCATACTCGATAGAGGGCCTTCCCGACCATCTGTCAGCGGGAATCAAAGCGACGACCTTGATTGCCGGAGAGCACGCTGAACAGCCGTTGCGCTCTCTTGAACGACTTGCCGACGAAGCTCTTGCAGACGTTCTTGAAGCCATCGCGTCTGAGCTTCGGAGAAGGGCGAAGTCGTAAACACGTCAGCAGGATCATTGCTTAAGCCGCCGATCTGCCCCGCCTCGCGCGGGGCTTTTTCGTCACTGTCGTTCATCTCGATCACCTCCATCGGCACCGCGCCGGTAGTGGCAGCGTAGCACAGGCGAATCGGAGATTCGATCCATTGTTTTCTGATGGTAAACTTTTTGCTTGCGCGGTTTGTTTTCTGTGTGTAAACCTTTCTCCATACCGCAGGGCGACACATGAGCCCCTGCCCCGATGGAGACGCCCCGATGACCTGTCACTCCTATGACGACCGCAATGAAGGCGCCGCCGCAGCTACGATGATCATCCTGGCCGCCGTTGCTGTGCTGTTCTTCTGCATCGGCGCGTTCGCCTGCCGGGCATGGACCGCTAACGCGGATCGGCCGGTGGATTGCTTCGCACTGACCGGGCATGAGTGTGCCACTCTCAAGTCTCGGGGGTGAAGATGAACGCCATTGACATCATGCCACCTACCTTCGCCGGCGGCATGCCGGTGATGATGGCGGACTACCTTCGCGCGCTCGATCTGTGTCGGCGCGTCTTGGACGAGGCGCCTTCCATCGGGAACACGCCTCTTGCCGCAGAAATCAGAGAGCTTTTGGCCGCTTCGAAGCGGCAGCTGAACGAACGACGGGCCTAGAGCCCTACCCAAGATCCCTGCCGGAGCGCCTGCGCTCTGCTTCACCTGACCCCGGTTCCGCAGCAACCCGCATTCGCGGGCCGGGGTCGCTTTTTCCGAATTTCCAGGAGAAGCCTATGCGAACCCCGGACCGAGATTTCTGCAGCGGCACAGCCATCGCGCTCGCCCTGTCCATGCTGGCCGGGGTCGCGATCACGCTGGGCGCCGCGCTGCTGGTCTGGCTGATCGGCCATATCGACTGGCAGGCCGCGCAGGACTTCGCCGCGCCCACCGCCGCCCAGGCCCGCGACGCGGGCTGGGTCGCCATCTCCGAAAACCCCAATCATCAGGAGGTCTGGAAATGATGCACGAATCCGATACCGCGCTGGTCTCGCGCCTCTCTGCCCTGCTGATCCGCGCCGAGAAACCCGCTGAAGTGGCGGGTGCGATGCGCGATTTCGTCAAGGTCGTGTGCGATCGCCATGCGCAGCCGACCGATGGTCTCGGCAAGGGCCAGTCCTCGCTGATCTGGCAGCGCCAGATCGCGCTGACGGTCGCGGCCCATACCTGCGGGGTCGAGGGGCCGCGCCGGGAAATCCTTGAAATCATGGCCGATGCGGAACGCACGGTCTGGGATGATCGCGAACTGGAGCGGCTGGCCGACATGCTGGCGGACCAGGCGAGCGAGCTGGCCGAGGAATGGCGCGGCGAAGCCGAAGTAATCCGCGGTGAGATCTGAGCATGATCCGTCAGCCCACCCCCATGGCCCAGCTGCACGCCTGGCACCGGGCGGCGCTGGCCGACCCCAGCCTGCCCCGGCACGAGGGTTTGGCCGAATGCGGCTGGTATAAGACGAGGCTGGTCAAGGGCGGCCCCTGGGTCGCGGTGCGCATCTGGTGCGAACGCGAGATCGACGCCGAAACCGGCGAACTGACCGCGCCTGAGATCCTGCGCTGCGAGGTCGACGGCATGCGCCGCGACCCGGCGCGGATCTGGATTTTCCTGACGCCCATCACGCGCGCCGAGTTCGATGCGCTGCGCCAGCGTCAGACCGACATCCCCGCCATGGCCGCGACGATGGCCCGGCTCGATCTGTCCCAAGGAGCTATGAGACCATGAACGACATGACCAACCTGCCGCCGCGCGGCCACAATGGCCCTCCGGCGTTCGATCCCGAGGCATTCGCCGCGGTCAAGGCGAAGGTCGATGATTTCGCGCTGGCCGCCGGCGAATGGGCCGATCTGGGCGAGATCGACAGCCAGGACCGCGCCGAGCGCGCCTCGGATTTCGTGGCCGGCGCCCGCAAGGTCTACAAGGTGGTGGACGAGGCCCGGAAGGCCGCGAAGGCCCCGCACGACGAGGCCGCCAAGGCGGTTCAGGCCGCCTTCGCCCCTCTGCTGAAAACGGTCGAGCGCGCGACCGATACCGTCAAGGCGATGCAGACCGCCTGGCTGAAGAAGATGCGCGAGGCCGAGGAAGCCGCGCGCCGCGCCGAACAGGAGCGCATCCGGCTGGAGCGCGAGGAAGCAGAGCGGCTGGCGGCCGAGGCAGCGGCACGGAATGACATCGCCGGGCAGGTGGCGGCCGAGGAGGCGCTGAAAGAGGCCGAGGACGCCGAGAAGGCGGCGGCCAAGCCCGTCGCCGCCCGCGCGGGTTCCGCCACCGGCGCTGGCCGCACCATGGCCTTGCGCACCACATGGCGCTGCGAGGTCGAGCAACGCGGCCCGGCGCTGGCCTATTACCGCTACCATCCCGAGGTGATCGCGCTGATCGAGCGCCTGGCCTCGGCCGAGGTGCGCGCCCAGACCGGCGACAAGGTCGCCCCCCAAGGATTCCGTCTCATCAAAGAGGAGAAGGCCGCATGAGCCATCCGCAGTTTGTCGAATGCAAGTTCCGGGAAGCGGACTTGCGAGCCTACACCTACCGCAACGACAGCGAGCCGGTCGAGATCGGCGACCGGTCTGCGGTCGAAACCACCCGCGGCGAAACCGTCGTGACGGTCGTTGGCATCCGCGAGGAACCGCCGGCCTTCGACTGCAAGCCGATCCTGCGCAAGGTCGAGCCGGAGCCCGAAGAAGGCGCCGACACGGCCGAGGATGGGGCGGAGGGCGAGGAATGAGCGGCGCCCTGCTGAAAACGCCGCTGCGGCAGGTGCCGGACGTGCGTCACCTGCTGATGAACCAGCAGGCCCGCGATCAGCTGGGCATGGTGGCGGCGAAACACATGAACCCGGAACGCATGATGCGGGTGGTGGCCAACGCCATCCGCACGACGCCCAAGCTGGGCCAATGCGAACCCATGTCTTTCCTCGGGGCGCTGATGCAGTGCGCGGCGCTGGGGCTGGAGCCGAACACCATCCTCGGCCATGCCTATCTCATCCCCTTCGACAACAAGAAAAAGGGCGTGACCGAGGTTCAGCTTGTGGTGGGCTACAAGGGCCTGATCGACCTTGCCCGCCGCTCGGGCCACATCACCAGCCTGTCGGCCAACATCCACTATTCCGACGACGAGTTGTGGATATACGAGGAAGGCACCGAGGCGCAACTTCGTCACCGGCCCGGCCCGCAGAAAGGCGAGAAGCTGCACGCCTATGCGATCGCCAAGTTCAAGGACGGCGGGCATGCCTATGTCGTGCTGCCTTGGGAACACGTCATCAGGATCAGGGACGGATCGCAGGGATACCAATCGGCCAAGCGGTTCGGAAAGCTGGCAGACAGCCCATGGACGAAGCATCTGGACGAGATGGCGAAGAAAACCGCCATCCGGGCGCTGTCGAAATACCTGCCGCTATCGGTCGAGTTCATCGACGCTGTGCAGGTGGACGAGGCCCGCGCCGACTATCGTGCCTTCGCCATGGACCCGACGGCCGGCGTCGCCATCGAGGGCGAAACCGATTCCGACGACGAGGCCGAGGACGGCGAAACGGTCGATCCTGAAACCGGGGAGGTCACAGGCGGCCCGGCCGCGCTGGAGAAGCCCAAGCCCGAGCTGGAGCTTGAGGCGGAGAAGCAACCGGAACGCAAGCCGGCTGCACGCCGGGCGGCGCGGAAGGAAGCCCCGGCAGACGCCGGCGACGAAAGGCCCGAGGTCGATCTGTCCGAATACCAGGCCCTGCTGGATCGGATCGGCGGCGAGCTGCTGGACGGCGCAACCCCGCAGCAGGTCATGGAACTGTGGGCCGGACCCATAGCGTCCATGCGTGATGCGGCCCCCGGCATCTACAAGAACCTGCTGGCCGAACTCGACAGCTACGCGCCGGGCTTTTCCGACAACCTCTGATCGCTCCGGTGACCGGCCCCGCGCGGGCCGGCATCCCGACCGATCAGCAAGAGGACAGCACATGAAACTGACCAACGACACGATCTGGCGGGCCGTGCAAGACCAGGCCGCGCTTTTCGGCTGGGGCGACCGCGAAGCGCTGATCGCAAAGGCCGTGAACCGGCTTTGCAAGCGCCACCATCTGAAAACGGACGGCGAGCGCGAGGAACTGCGCGGCCGGCTCGACATGCTCTGGATCGACCGCGCCGACGCGGCGGGGGCTTTCCATGGCTGACCGCGGGAATGACGGCTGGGCGGCGATCATCACCGCCGCAGAGGCCCGCGCGCTCGATCCGGCGCTTGCAGCGCCGACAGTTCTCGCTCGGCTGGATAAGCTGATCCGCGAGGCCAGCCCCATCGTATCCGTCGAGATCGGCCGCAGCACCTGGCAGGGACCGGCCGAGGAGGCGCCGTGGCGCGCCGACAACCGGGACGCCGACATGGCAGAATGCGCCGCGTTCAGTGCGGGGTATGAGGCTGGGGAGCGTGACGGCCGCGCCTCGGGCCAGCAGGTGCGGGCGCTGTGGCCGCGATGGCGTGAAATGCTGCTCGATGAAAGCCCAATTCCCGGAGCCGCGATCAAGGAGATGGACGAGGCATTCGCCGCCCTGACGCCAGCCCCGCAGGCCGCAACCCCGACCGAGCAAGCAGCGATGCCGGTGGCATGGCAGGTCCGGTATCATAGCAAGTGGGTTATGGCCCCGTCCTGCTGGACTGACGAGGACAGGGCTAACTGGCCCGGTGAGCATAGGCCCTTTTTCGCCCACCCGCCCCAGCCCACCGAGACGGTCGCGGTGGCGCTGTCTGGCCTGATGGAAGCCTACAAAGAGATCGCTGATAGCGGCGATGCTGGCTTCTGGAAAGCCGAGGAAACTCCCGAATATCAGGCTGCTGTCGCCGCCCTGCGCGCCCTGAAAGGAGGCGCCCATGGCTGACCGCTGGATCAAGCAGCCCGGCGCCGGCCAGGTGCGCGGCGAGGGTGAATGGGTCGAATACCTCGGCTCCGACGACGAATGGGAATGGATGCGCGGTACGGGGTTTCCGCCGACCGCGGAGGGGGAGAAGCCCGTTAATGGGGAGGTGGTCTAGTGGCGACGAAGCGCAAAGCGGATTGCACACCCGAAGAATGGGCGGCGATTCTGGAGCGGAACAGGGCCTACTGCGCCACAAGAGACCCGGAGAAGCGACGGGAAGCTTATAAGCGATACATGGAGAAGCTTCGGGCGAACCCGGAACTGATGGAGAAGCATCGGGCAAGGCAAAAGAGATACCGAGAAAATAATCGGGAAAAAATCAACGCCACGAAACGGCGCTGCCGTCAGCGCAACCCGGAACATTATCGCGCCTACTACCGCAAATGGCATGCGCTGAATGCGGCATCCAAGGCTCCAGAGCCCGGATCGGGGCTGGCGGAACTGCGCGCCAAGGTCAGGACCGAAACGATCTATGCACAGATATGGGCGCTCCTGCCGGATAAAATGTCGGTTGAGTGGCGAGAGGATATTGCATCCGAGGCCATGGTTCTCATGCTGGCCGGAGACTGCGATGATCCGGCCGAGGCGGTGAAGCTTGGCCGGACGAACCTGAACCGGGCGACTTCCAGCTATGGCATGATCAGCCTGGATGCCGAGGTCACCGAGGGCCTGCGCATGATCGACATGATCGCCGACAACGCGCCGCGCGCGGGGTATGCAGCATGACCTTTCACCCACACCTCCCCCTGATCATTGACAGCTTAGCCGGCGGCGGGGCTTCGGAGGGCTTGGCATGACGACTCCCCTCCGTGTCGGCGTCCTGTGCGAGACCTCGGGCGCCATGCGCCGCGCCTTCGCCGCCCTCGGGCATGATGCCACATCCGTTGACCGCCTGCCGGCCGAGGACGGCAGCAACCATCACATCATCGGCGACGTGCGGGACTACCTCGACTATGGCTGGGACCTGCTGATCGTTTGCCACCCGCCCTGCACGCGCCTGTGCAACAGCGGCGTGCGATGGCTATCCGAACCGCCTAAGAACCCGCCCAGCGACGCGACCCCGGCCGAGAGGGCGGCGTGGTCGATCCTGTCGCGCGAGGCGCGGCTGGCCATCATGTGGCGGCTGCTGGACGAAGGCGCCGAGTTGTTCGCAGCATGCTGGCAGGCCCCGGTTTCCCGCGTGGCGGTCGAGAATCCCGTCATGCACAAGCACGGCCGCGCCCGGATGCCCGCGGACCTGCCCAAGCCCCAGATCGTCCAGCCGTGGTGGTTTGGCGAGCCGGCCTTCAAGGCGACGGGCTTCTACCTGCGCGGCCTGCCGCCGCTGACCGCCACGAAGCGGCTGATCCCGCCCAAGGCCGCGACCGAGCCGGAGCGGCACAAGGCATGGTCGGCGATCCACCGCGCGAGCCCGGGCCCCGACCGATGGAAAATCCGCAGCAGGACCTTCGAGGGCATCGCCCGCGCCTGCGCCGAGCAATGGGGCGGATACGCCCTTGATCAGATCAGGAGGATGGCGTGATGGCGGACCCACCTTGCGAAGATCTCCTCACGACAGACGAGGCGCTGGAGTTCCTGCGGCGCAGGAAGATATTCACCAGCCGCACGGGCCTTGACAGGGCCTATCATGAGGGCAGGCTGGCGCGGGTGGCCGCGCGCGGCCGCGTCAGAATCCTTTACCGGCCCAGAGACCTTCTGGACGCCTTCCTGATCGGTGAACAGAAATGCCTCTCAAGCTCATCAAGCGTGGTGAAATCTGGTATATCCGCGGCACCGTCGCTGGACAGCGCGTTTACGAAAGCACTCGAATTGGCGACAAGCGCCAGGCGGAAATCCTCCGCGCGCGCCGCGAAGCCGAGATCATCGAACGTCGTGCATATGGCAAGGCCGTAACCTATACCTTCGCCGAGGCCGCGCTGGCCTATATGGAATCGGGCGGCGAGGGGAAGTATCTGGCGCGGATCATCAAGCATTTCGGCCCGCGCTGGCGCCTGGTCGATACCGACAACGATGCGGTCAGCCGCACGGCGGCCGCGCTCTACCCGGATGCGGGCCCGGCGACGATCAACCGGCAGCTCATCACACCGATCAGCGCCGTCTACCGGCTGGCAGCCGAGGACGGAAAGGTCCCAGATCGCAGGTTCAGGCGGCGCAAGGAGCCCAGAACCCGGTTGCGCTGGTTGACACCGGAGGAGGTCGAGGCCCTGCTGGCGGCCTGCGACAGGCGGCTCCTGCCAATCGTGGCGTTCCTGCTCGGGACGGGCTGCCGGACCGGCGAGGCATTGGGGCTGACCGTGCAGCACCTGCATCTCGACACCTGCGAGGCCTATGTCGGCGTGACCAAGAACGGCGACGGCAAGATGGTGCAATATCCCGCCAGGACGCGCCGCATCATGGTCGCCAGCGGACTACCCGAGGCCGGCGCGGTGTTTCGCACGCCGAAGGGCAAGCCCTATCGCCTCACCAATTCCAGCGGATCGCGCCTCGGCGGTCAGATCAAGGGCGCATTCGACAAGGCGCGGGATGCAGCAGGACTCGGCGAGGATGTGACCCCGCACACGCTGCGCCACACCTTTGCGACCTGGCACTATGCGGTCAACCGTGACCTGATCCTACTGATGGAACGCGGCGGCTGGCGCAAGCCGGATATGGCGATCGGCTACACCAAGCTCGCGCCCGCAGACCTGCCGCGTCGGCTGTTCGAGCACGGATGGGACTTTCGTGCAAACGCCGTGCATGACGCTGCATTGCCCGATGATTTCGGGAAGAAAATCAAGATCATGCGGGACACGTGAGGAGAATCGATGCGGACATGATAAGAAATGACCAGGCTAAATAGAGACAATCTTCTCACTTAAACCCGATCTGGGAAAACGTCGGTATACTCAAGGACACTGTCCAACGCCTTTAGCAACTCCGAACGCATGCGCTCAACCAGACTGTTTTGTGTCGCGCGAGGCATTTCGTTGATTCTATTTGAATACAATGGCTTAACGCCACAATGCGCTGGATTGGCGGGCATACCTATCTCTTCATTGGCCTCTATTGGTTCGTGTGTGATCTCAAATAATCTATTATTCTCGGCGCATGTACATCTACGCAGGTTGCTGACGAGAAATCCGCCAAATTTCGGGATCTTTCGCTTTTCAAGCAAATCAGCATTCAAGCCTTGGCGGGTTTGATATTCAATCCGCCAATCAACAGAGGCCTTCGAGATACGCGCTTCTTGGTCAACGCTAATGTATCGGGCGACCTCGTTTCTATCAGGTTTCCCTAGCAGATCCGAACGGTCGAATGCTGCCGAACTCACTTCGCCATCGTGAAAGTGCAACGGGTGCCACAGAAGGCGCAGAACCCGATCCTCATCAGAAACCAACACTTGCCGTCTCTTAAGTCGTCAGAATCTGCACCAAATCGGCGGGCAAACCCTTGCTCAACTGTGCTTCGCCATTGCTAGCAAAATTTCCTTCTCCTTGTTCGACATAATAAGCGAACGTATCATAGTCGAAGACCGACAGACTCCCCACCAACAGCCCTCTCTTCCAAGAGAAAACGATATACCCGTCAGTGTCCATACTAACCAAAGGCGCGGGTCCTTCCGGTAACGCTTGCTCAAGCTCGCACAATAGAGCCGCCGCGCCCAATTTCGCCGAAATCGTAGCGGCACGAGACCCGTCGCCGTACCAACCATGCTCTAGCTGAGACACCTCCCGCAGCCGCTGCTCTGCTATAACCCAGTCAGATGCGCGAACCGCGTCATCTGCCCAACTGCCGGCGCTCGAAATGATTGGATCCTGCGCCATCGCGCTGGTCCCGAACTCCGCGGAAAAATCCAACTTATGGGTAGGCCGGGTTACCGTTTCCCTAACGCCGCGCTCGTTGCTTCCGTAAGAAGAGCAACTTTCTTCAGCAGCGACGACATAGGCCAAACGATCAAAGGACTGCGCATCCTTTGCGTGAAGGACGGCGCCAGGAACAAACGCAAGGGCGCTGCAGGTCGCGCTAACCGTTCTAAGCAT